CAATGGTCTGTCCTAACAAAGCGTGAGGGCCTGCGATCAATTTGAAATTCGCTCCGCCGCTGAATTGAAGTGCGGAAGTCGGCACGGCGGTAGTCCAGAAAATCCTATCGATGTTATTCATACGAGCAAAGTCGCGCTCTCGGTTTGCCATTCCTTCCTTGGTGTGAACCTTCTCAAAAAAAGGAGAGGATTCAAGCATATTGAGCATTGGCTCAAATAATAACTCGGAAGATTTCTTTTGTGAAGTTGCGCAGAAGGCTTGGGCATATATGGTGGCGGGGGAATGACCGAAGAAACGCCACGGCGAGCGCATCATAGATAGATGAGTTCCTATGTATAGATTGACGAGAACCGCCAAAAAAGAATTATGGGTGACAATATAATCATCCGTCAAATATAAGCATTCCGGGTGGTCTATCATTATACAGGTCGCTTCTGCATCTTCAACTTGCTCTATTCTTGACAAGTATAAAACTTGCGTTTTTCTTTTTGTTCTTGGGCGATTAAAATGATAATCAACTATGTCTTGCTTTCTCTTTAAAGAAAAAATAGGAAATTTGTTGGAAGGAAATGATATAAAAATAAAATAGCAAGGAAAGTTTATTTTACAGTGGGGTCTAATAGTATCATCTCTGCTCCAAGAGGCAAGCCCCCCCAGCCCCCTCACTAATGTGAGCATATTATCCCTTAATTTTTCACTAGTAGTGTTAAATACCGCTAGTCCCGATCGTTTAACCGCTGTGCCATCCGTATCCATCAGCCCCTGAAGCAATGCAATACGATTCCAAATAGAATCGTAAAGATATTCCTCAGGGATAAATTTATTATTACTTCGTGTCTCTCTCAAACCTAATCGCCCTAATTCTTTTTTATAAGGGTTGCCTTTAGTATGATGATATGTGAATATAGTCTGATAGTCGCATGAAACCGTTTTTGAAATTCGTGCCTGCACATCACTCGATAATTCTTTTTCAACTCGAGCATGAATTTCTTTATCATCTCCTACAAGTGTGACGGCTGATCCAAAATATCCGTCACCCAATAGAGCCCCTAAAGTATACGGGGATATAATATGGGGGTTTGCCTTGTGAAGAACAGGCTCCGTTAAAGGTATAAACCAACGATCCTTTGGGTTCTTTTCAATGGACTCTAAAATCCCTTGAGTGGTGATTGTTTTCCAATTAGGAGTTTGGAATTCTTTTTTCATATATTTTTTTTGTTGTTTATTCCACTCGATAGAGCACTTAGATTTTGCTGCTTTCCACAAATGTTCTCGACCTATATAAGTTTCTCTCCCATCAGAAAAGGTAGCTCTGAAGATTTCCTTTCTACCCTGCGGTGAGACTTTTATCACATTTGCAAATGATCCATCAGGCGTGCATACTTTTTCACCTACCTGAATATCTCCTATGGGGATATCTCCGTGTTCGTAAGTCTTTATATTACAATCGTTCCTCTCCATTTTCCCAAAGCCGATGAAAGAATAAAGAACAGCGGTTCGATACGGCGCAGTAGGATTCATGAAATCAATAAAGGCTTGCTTGACCTGTGGCCAAATGGTTTGCGCGACAGGACCTAAATAACGCTCAGTAAGAAATTCCTCTGGTGTAGGGGGCCTATCACGATAATTGAGTCGCCAGCTATTGGATAGAAGATCCGCTTTTTGACTTTCATCAAGATCTTGATTGGTGAGAATAAATTCAAGTGCTGTTTTGAGTTGCTGGACATTAAGACCCGTGAACTCAGGTCTGGCGAGAGCAGCCGGATCTCCTGAGAGAACATCTTTGAAAATAAATTGTAAATTGTTAAGTAGCTCAGGATCAAATGTGGATAGATCGACCCCCTTTGCTTCTTCAAGAAAAGGGTTATTTGTGGACATCTTAGTCTTTTCCTTTGGCGCCACTAATTATCTTAGTAAGCACACTCCTTATTTAGTGTGCCGGAATTCGAGGAAACTCGGATGAATGCGAAAAATGTTGCAAATGCATGCAAAATGCTCGGGCTTACGTGTGAGCCAACCGTCCTCTTAACATATGTGAGGCAAAAACCAAGCGCGCCGGCAATAAAGCGCAGCACATCTTAAACCACCATACGTGGCACGAACAACGTTGGTGACCCTGAGGAGGGTCAATTATGAACAGAGCGGAATTCCGCCGAATGGCAGAGATCAAAGCTAAGATCACTGTAGCAAAAAGACGCCGTATGCGTGAGGCTGGCGTCCCCGTAGCAGTAGGCCCGGACAAGGGTGAGAATGCTTACATCAAGTCACCTCTTTCTGGTGAAGAGCTGAAAGTTGTAGAAGCATATCGCAAGTGGAAACGCGCACGCGTTCAAGAAGGCGAAGCTGCTGCTCCCGCTGATGATGGCGCCGAGGCTCCGGCAACGAATGTGACTGCCGAATCTCGCAACATGCGTATTCTTCGTCTTAAAAGGAAGATTGAGCGTCGTCGCCGAGTCGAAGGCCTCAAGCGTCAGCTCGCAGAGAAGCGCAATGCCGAAAAACCGGATGCTCTTCGTTCACAAGCCCTTGCACTCAAAGAAAGGATTCAAAAGGTCCGCAAAGCTCTTAGAACTTTGAGTCTTCGTGAAGGCGCTCCCGGAGCCGCCCCAATGGCCCCCCCTCCTGACGCTTCTTCGCCCCCAATGGGCGCAGCCGCTCCTGGTGCCGATGGCATGCCCGGAGCAATTCCAAATCTCCCGCCAGAAATTACTGCGGAGATTCAGAATATCGCAACAGCAGCGCAGTCACTTGCACAGATGGCTGGCGTAGCACCAGAAGCACCACAACCCGGCGCGGATCTTGGCGCAGGTATTCCTCCTGAAGGTGCCGCTCCTGGTAGTTCCGGAATGCTTCCTGAGAAGGCTCAGCGCATCGCTCGTATCAAGGCTCTTCTTGAGAAGAAGAAAGCCGAAAAGGGTGATGACAAAAAGAAAGAGAAAAAGGCTGAGAAGGAAGATGAGAAAGACGAGAAGGGCAAGAAGAAATTCCCCTTCAGCAAGAAGAAGGAATCGTGGGAAGATAATGAGGCTAATAGAAAAAACACTAAACTCATGGCTAATAAACTTATGCCTCTTACTCAAATGATTCCAGACGAATTCTACGCAGATGAAGAAGAAGATGAGGACGGGAAGCTGATGGACAGCGTGCGCAATCGTGCCACTGCTCGTCGTGAGGCCCTCCAGAAAATCCGCGCTCGCGCGATGAACGAAAGATCCTATGAAGCCGAAGAGGCTTCTGATGGTGATGTCAAGGGTTTTGTAAAGAACGCGCTTGACCTTGGTCAGCGTGGCTATGAACTTAACCAAGACCGCGTGATTCAGCAAGCTGGTGTCAAGCATGACGGAGCATCTCCTTCCATGCCTGGCAGAAAGGAAGCAACCTCAAGTATTAGCCCTGCCCGCACCTGGCCCGCTAAGGACCTCAAGTATGGTGGGAAGGTTCCTGATAGTTTCGCACGAACCCCCGATTATAACCCCGTTCGTAAGTCTGGTGGGCAACCGCGTATGCCCGGACAGGGGGATAAGGGGGCTGTGACTAAGGAATCTGTCGAGCAAGATTGGTCAGAAAAAAATATTGATCATTTCCTTGAGAGGAAGGAGCTCAACTTTCGCGATTTACTTAAAAGTGGTCGCCTCGGCTGATAAGAACTTAATTTTTAGGGCCTTCTAACCGGAGGTTGAAGCCTCCACTAATTATATTATTGGTGGAGGCTTTTTTATGCCCTGTTATGTTTATGTCTATCTTGACCCTCGAAAACCGGGGATATTTGGATACGGGGAATACAAGTTTGACCATGAACCTTTTTATGTAGGGTATAGCTCGCGTCAATTCCGTATGAGTGAACACCTTCGCGAGCTTTTAGCTAGTGGCCGTTTAGGTTAAACTTTAGCAACTTCCCAGAGATAAAACTCCCACTAATTATAGTGGGAGTTTTTTATGCCATACGTGTATGTTTACCTGGACCCTCGTAAACCGGGAATTTTCGAATACGGGGATTATAAATTCGATTATGAACCTTTCTATGTAGGCTACGGGAGTCAGCAAACAAGAATGAGAGCCCATTTAAGAGACGCTAAAAAACATAAGGGCTCTGAGCACCCTAAATTCGCGAAAATTCATAAGATTTGGGCGGAAGGACTGGATCCTATTCTTATTCAGTATCAAAAAAATCTAAGTAGAGAGAAAGCCTGCGAATTAGAGCATAACATGGTAATCACGATAGGTCGGCAGGACTTGAAAAAAGGGCCACTAACCAATCTTACTGATGCGGGAGAGACCAATTTGAATCGGTCGTATAAACCGAGACCTCAGCCAACGAGAACACGAGAAAAAATTCGGGACACTCTAAAGCAAAAATACATTGATCACCCAGAATTGCGTGAAAAACCTTTCTCGCAAGACACCCGAAAAAAAATTAGCGCGGGGCTTATAAAAGCCTACGCAGCTGGAAAAAAAATGCCGGTAACTGGTGGCTGGAAGTTATCTGAAGAGGTTATAAAAGAAATGTCAGAAAGAAGTAAATTACAAAAGCATCCAACAGGGATTAATGCCGCAAATTGGTCAGGATGGGCTTACGACCCTCAAAAAAACATATCTTACGCTACCGCAAAGTTGGCCGCAAGATACGAGCAAGTGGCTAATGGGACTATTCTTTGGAGAATTCAAAAAGGTAAATGGAAATACCTTCAAGAACCTCAGGGAACTCAGGTCTTTGAGTAAATCTTACTAATTAAAAGACTTCCTAAAGGAGAATAATATGGCAGAGCAAGGCCTACCAAAAGTAAAGAAATCAGAAGGAGACGAAACTGCCGATAATTGGCTCAAGGGCGAAGCTACTTGGCCGGTTTCTGAAATCGATCCTTCTGTTATAGATCCGGATGGTTTGTTTTTGCCAAAGGACCCGAGAAGCATCGCGGAAGAACAACAAGATCGCGAACGCGGGTCTAAAGATTTATACCAGCAGAAGTTCAAACCGCCGTTCGGAGCAATCCAAAACGACTGGGAGTCTAACATAGATCCCCGTGCTGATGAAAAAGATGCTAAAGGCCCCGTCTCTAAGCATGCAGCGGCTAATCGGGATCACGCAAAAGATGGCGAGCGCAATCAAGGGGCCAAGGCTGATATCACCACGGATTATATGAATAAGGAACCAAAAGAGAAGCTTTTTTCTGATGAAAAGAAACTCACGGAGATGTCTATAGAAGAGCTTGAAAGACTCCTTGAGGCAGAGGATATTCCAGTTGAGGCGGATCTTCTCACAAATCTACCTCCTCTACCTGAAGCCCCAATTTCTAACTCGGATTACAATTCTGAAGAAGATGATGAAGAGACAGAAGCGCTTGATACTTTTGAGCATGCCAGCCATGACCCTGTGCCAAAAGAGGGCCCAATCGAGACCGTCCTCCATACCGGGGCTTATCACGATCAACTCCAAGAAGCCGGTGGCAAGGGCGCTTTTGGCCAATTTTTTCAAGAGAATCCAAATGCTTTCCATGAGGATCCTAAGAACGCTTTTCATCGCTATAAAAAATGGGCCGACAAAAAAGGAATTGAACAAGGTTGGTGGCAAACATTCCAGCGCGCGCATGCTAAGGGAGCTGGTGGTTCTGCTACTGCTACAAAAGCGCCTCGACCTGGGAAAGCTCCTCCTCCTGATGCGGCCCCGCCAGCACCAAGGCCTTCTATCCAAAGCGCAGACTTAGATAGCGAGTTTGGTGATATGCTGGGGCCCCTCGCCAAGGCAACAGAAGAGCAACTTTCATCTGAACTTACGGTGGATGAGAAGTATTCTCAGCTTCTTTCTAAAGTATACGATTGGGCGACAACTCCCATGGAGCCTTTTGAGAAAGATCCATCTAAGAAAACCTCGGGTAGCAAACGCCATATAATGATCTGTGGTTCAGCAGGGGTGGGCAAAACATTTAGTGTGAAAGAAGCGGTTCTTCGAGCGGTAAATGAGGGGATCAAATTCAAAACTCAATATGTTCGCGGAACGATTGGCAAATCCATTTCTAATGTCATGGCATTCCTTTATCGATTCCGCCAAGGCTATCTCATCATATTCGATGACTGCGATGACTTTCTTGATTCAGATCTTGGCAATGTCATGAAAGGAGTATTTGAGCTTGATGCCCCGACAACAAACACCGGCTCTGTCGGCGTTCGTAAGATGGCAGCGAAGAATATGCTCGATCTCGAAGATCAGCCTCTTGAAGAAAGCGAAGCTATTCGTAAATTCCTTCGAGGCGAATTCCTGAACGAGGCCGCGGATGAAGACATGCCAATGGACGAGGTGGTGGATGAGGCTGATGATGAAGAAGAATTTGAACGCGATGGAATGGATGATACTGGTAATGAAGATAAAGCCGAAGAACTTCTCCCCGCTCGTATCAATTTCCAATCTCGCATCCTCTTCATTTCCAACAAAAAAAGAACTCAAATTGACGCTGCTGTTAGATCTCGTCTCAGCGTAATAGAGTTGTATCTCTCGGCACAAGAGATTATTGGCCGCATCAGAGAGATTTTCGCGCAGCTTCTCAAAAATGAAGCTACAGTTCCCAAGGCTCGCCTCGAGTGGGCAAAAACTAACGCTCTTCGTTGGTTAGAACTTACAGTCAAGGCCAATGGGCAACCAATCGAATTCCTTGGGGGCCGTTCGCTTCAACTTCCTTTTGAGCCCGATGCTACGATTATTGAGTTCCGAACTTATATTGATCTCGTGAGTGGCTGGCTTTCTCAATCGAAAAAATATGAGCGTGAGCATAAAGGTATATCTCTTATGACACAGCCGAAACTTCCGATGGATTTCCTTCGCGGGTTCTTGATGGGCGAGTTAGTTCCTATTCTTAAGGATGCAACGAAAGGTCGTCGATAATGAAAGATCTCGGTGATGTTGGTGACTTCGAACGCCCTGGACTTTCGGTAGAAGCTTTTCTTAAGACAGCGGGGGTAGCTAATGCTTAATAATTTTCAAGAAGGCGGCAATGCCATCAAAGACGCGGTGGATGTTCCTACCGCGAATGTCATGCCGACCATTGAAGCTTATATCATCGATGTTATCTCCAAACTTGATCATAAAGCTTGGGCAAAGATAGGCTCAACGGGTAAAAAGAAAATAAAAAACGGGGATATAGATCTCGCATTCGACACGGATCTATCCTTAGAAGAGCTTTCCGCCGAATTAGATAAACTTGGTATTGAGCATGTAGTGTCTAAAGGGTTTCACGAACTCAATACAAAATTCCATCAGTATTCTCCCGAAGGAGAAGGGCTACCTGAATTCGCCCAAGTGGATTTGATGGTAGGGAATCTCGATTGGCTTCAATTCGCTTATTTCACCGCGCCTGAGGCAGAAACTCATTACAAAGCAAAGCACCACACCGCGACCCTTTTTGGTCTTCTCAGAGGAACGGATATTGAAGGTGATGACGGTTCATTGACTGGATGGTCGATGGCGGTTGCTTACGGGGTATTCAATCGTAAGAGTATCAAGTATGTGAATAAAAAAGGCAATGAAGATACTAAGGCAGAGAAGCTTAGTGGGTATTTTCCCAGCCCTAAAGTTTTCTGTGAGGTAATATCCGAGCGGAGTTTAGAACCTTGGAGTCCCGAGGATCTTATGGATACTTGTGAGGCTATCTGGGAAAAAATCAAGCAGCGATATTCTCCCGAACAACAACACACCATCTTCAAAACGATTACGCGCTGGTGTGCAAACCAAGAAATTGAAGTGCCTGATCTGATGCCTTCTCTTCAAGAAGCGTTAGACCATATTATTACAAAAGAAAAACTCCATCAGACTCACGCCGAAGATATGGTGTTGTATGGTGCAGAAGGTATCGAGTTTACTCTCGAAACCTTCGAATCCCTGTTTCATCAATTACAGACGGGGGAACCTACTGTGGAAAGGAATTTAAGCGTTAAGGCGGATGGCGCGCCTGTAGTATTTGCTGGTAAGAGTTTCGCACATATCAAAGTCCCCTTCGTTGCAGCTAAGGCTATCTTAGCTAAGAACGCCAAGTATGCGACTAACGAGGAAGAGCTTGTTGAGTTATTCGGCAATCGCCCTGGGCTGCTTCTTAAGATGCGAGCATTACTCAAATATGTCCCCGCAATTGGATTTCCCGAGGGAGAATGCTGGCGAGGAGATTTTTTATTCGCGCATGATGCCCTTCAACATCTTTCTATCGAAGGGAAAGAGTATGTCACGATGCATCCTAATAGCCTCTATTATGCGACTCAGGCTAATAGCGATTTAGCAGCGAGAGTTGAGGAGGCTGAGATCGGCGTTGTATGGCATACCCGATACAATGGTGAAGATGTTACCACAGCGGAGCCCATCTATTCAACAGATGTATCTGAACTCAATGACATTCCCCAAGTGTTCCAGACTGACCCTTATCTTCGAAGTCTTGCCGGAGGAGTATTCACTCATGAAGAGGAATCGAAAATAGAACATCTATTGGACTTCGCTCATCAGGCAAAAGAAGAACTCCTTCAAAGCGATGATTATTCTACGATTCTCGCGGATGAAGACTTCATAAAGAATTTCTTTACGATTTTTGAAAATCACAAAGTGCGTTCAGGCGCAATAGGAATAGACCCTTTGACTTTTATTCCTGAACTAATGGAATGGTCAATTGGTCGCTTTGAAAAGAAAATTGCGAGTCTCAAGACAGATAAGGCTCGAGCGAGCTATGAAGAAAAAAAAGCTCAATTCCTTGAGCTCCTCGAGAGTCGCAAAGACACCTTACTCACGATGCTTGACCTTATGAAAGATATCGCTGAAGTCAAAGACATGTTTGTTGATAAACTTAATCATTTCGGAATGTTTGAAACCTTTTATAAGACTATGTCGGATGGCGCGTTTCATCGAACGGGACAAGAAGGATTTGTCATCTCTGATACAATCGGCAACTCTTTGAAACTTATCAATCGCGCTGAGTTCAGCCATCTCAATTTCTCCCCAGATACGGAGAATGGATGGAAAGTAGAAGCGGAGACTTTCAATGAGGATGCTCCTAAGGACCCCATGAAAATTGAAGCATATCTCGCGAATCAGTTAGGTTTAGTAATCACAAAAAAAAGTTCAACTACTTGGTCCGCTCGAGACCCGGAGAACGAAAGAAAAGATAAAGCTATTCGCGCCCAGCGTATTCTCAAAGGAGAATTACAACGAGATGGGAAAGACCTTATCCTTCCGACCGGTATAAAAATAGAATTCAAAGATGAAAAAGCACTGAAACAAAATGCTAAGCACGAAGATAATGTTGAGACTCGATACTTCCGTATTCTTGAAGAAAACTTCAATAGAGCGTTGGGCGCTCGTAAATCAATTAATGTCCAGATCAAAGGGCAAAAAAAGACTATGCTTATTCAGGGAGTTGCGGGGGTTAAAGTTGTTGAGGGGACTCCTAAAGCAGATTTTGCTTTTGTGGATAAAGCGGGTTATGAGATTTACTATATTAGCCACAAGGCCGGCACAACGCCTGCTCACTATCAGCAATACGGAGGTCTGAAGGATCTCAAGGACTCGCCGGCTTGGGATTTAATTGCCCCGGAGCTTGCCAAGAAAATTCGTAAAACAATTAGGGGAGTAGAGTTTGGCTCCGGGCTCGCGGTAAAAAAGAGTTTAAAAAATACGGGGCCAGAAGGCCAGATTAAAAAATTGGCCGCTTATGGACAGGATTATAATTCCAGTGCCGAGGGCCCTCAGAATGTATCCGCTATCATACAAGGAGAGATTTCCTTTACTCCCGCGGGTTCGGGGACTTACGATCTAAATGCCGCTCATGTCTATCTTAATGGAGAAAATATGTCTGGCGACGCTGATCCTGTTTTCATTGTCAGATATGATAGTGAAAGAGATAGCCTGATAGGCGGAATCAAGTTTGTCAACGCACGGGCGATGATTGTTCCGGAGGCATACACTTCGGGCCGGAATGTCATAAATATTCTCGAAGCAAGCCAGTCAATTGAGCCCGGACTAATTAGGATGAGGTAACTATGTCATACGAAAATAGTTGGTTGTATAAAAACGCGCGGTTAGAAGAATCGTGTCCAAATGGTCGTATAGTAGCGTTTAACCCTACTCGTAGTCCTCTACTTCGACATCAGGTGGAAGCAATTGCCAAGGAACTCGATTACGATTTTGCTATTTATGAAAATATCCGAACTGATTATAAAATACTTGAAGCCGCGTATGTTGCGTATAAAGATGGCTACGATGACTTTTTAATTCTTACAGAAACCAATGACCTTGGTCGAACTGAGCGTCTCATTCGAGAGCAATTTGATTTTACTAACATACAGGCGTTTTCCGAAGTGGTTGAGGGCCCCCATGCTACGAGCCAGTTCCATGAGGCTCGTATCAACGCAGAGCCGCTTAGAGAAGGCGCAGCCGCCGCCCTCGCCCTCGCTCCCGTTGTAGCTCCGGGAACTGCTCTATTGTTAGTCGGCGCGCTTAATGCTAATCCACCAGTCAAAGGCACGGGGCAACTAATTCAAGAGATTTTAGACCTGGAGAAGAATGCCCGGGCACTGGTCCAAACTTATCTTCCTAAGTTTACTTCTTGGGACGGGAGAACAGTATATGTGCGAATCTATATGCGACCAGGAGAGTTGACAAATGGATTGGGTTCTGGCACGAGAGTTAATCTTTTAGCAGACAGCGATAACTATTTTGGATTATACGACGCTCACGGCGTTGGTGCTTTTAAAGTGTCTCCTCCTTTATCGGGGGAACCCGGGGGAATTTGGATTCCCGGGGATCATAGATCCGGGCCCATAACAAAAATAAATTCTTTTACTAATTCGCTCGGCATTGGCGACAAGATTATATTCGCTCCCTCTGATCAAGTCACCAGTGTTCAAGATGAATTTAAGATTCCTACAGTGGTGCCCTTGACCACAAGCGTTCCTGATGGGCAAAGATCGGATCTGATCGCCACTATGGTAGCGCTCAGTAATGATTACTCCATCGAAAGTATGGCCACAAAAAAACCAAACCCCACAACAGCTTCTAAGATATCTAATGGGGACTATTTCATGTTTCAAATGCTCAATATTAGCTTAAAAACAAAGGGCAGAGCGATAGAGACAGAACATAGTGTCACTGATAGAATGAATAAAGGTAGCAAGGGATACTTTGAGGGTATTTGGGAATCTCTTTCCCCCGGAGATAGAGCATGGCTGACAGATCTTGGGGAAGGCACAGGAATTGGGGATATTATCTCTGTCGTAAATAGTGTAAGAAAAACAACCAAGGCCGCTTTGGGTCTTGGCGATAAAAGTGAAGAGCAGAAAAAAAAGAACTTGGAAAAACAGAAAGAAATAACTGAAAAACTTGGATTCGATATGGCTGAGGTTCTGAATGATCCGAGGTATAAGCAGCTTAAAAGTGCATTTGACTTAACTGATTAGACAAAGCCTATTACGAATTTCAAGAAGAAGCAAGTCAAGGGCCTGTTCTTCCTTCGGCTCCAATCCAATAAACTGTTTGAAAAGAGTAGTGGACTGCCGGATTTTAGATTTACGAAGTGTGAGCAATAGATACAATCGCGCTGACAATGATAATCGATAGGAATCAACAGCACCGTCAAACTCCATAAGAATCGTCCTAATATTTTTTGCTAAATCTTCTAATCTGGACTCATCCATCTCCACAGTGAATTGGGCGCCTAAAGGATGAAGATGCATTTTATCTTGCAAATCCCCCAATTCCGTTTTATTGCCAGAGTCATCTCCAACGATCGCGTTCAAAGAAAGGTGCGCCTCTTCTTCCCAATTTCCATATAGAGATTCAAGAACTTTCCATCTTAATAGCCCGCCGAAAGAATGCTCGATGCGAAATCCGGGTTGGCTATATCTCGCCATGATTTTAATGGCTGAATCGGTAGCGACCGCGAGAACATGCTCCGGATCTAAATACACCTTACCCTTATTTACTTTGAGGGTGAGCGAGCGAGCATATTTGATCATTATTTCAAACATGCTCTTCCAAGCCTCGGGGCTTTTTGTTGCGAGGTATTCTTCTTGCAGGTCTGTGAGAATTATTTCTGTTTCCGGCTTATTTTTTGCCATTGATTTTTAATCTCTCCGTTATTTGATCTACTGCAATATCCTTATTAAATAAACTATCCGGTTGTATCTCAACGATTATTCGCGGGTCTGTGAACAATAAAGAGTAGTCTATTTTCATTTCATTCACAGCACTTTGTTTCACAAGAACACGCGCGATCTTCATTCACAAAACCTAACTATCATTCAGTTTAGCCAAGGTCGCATTATAAATTTCATTCCCTTGGATATCCGTATATAGAAGTTCAATTCCTGCGCCATGGTCAATATCCGTATCGAGTTCATTGAATCTGAGAAGCAAAGTGCCTGTGTCCGCCATACGATTCAGCAGTATCCTTAATGAGTCACTGATGAGCGTAAAGGAAGCCTCAGTGACTTTTAGATTTCCGTCAAAGGTCTCGACAGCGAGCTCTTTCTCAACCTCAGTGGAGGGGTGCTTATACGACAATATCATTCTTTGACCTAAGGTTGCGTCGTTTGTCCAGGTGAATGTGATGGGCTTCCATACCGAGGCCTCAAAGAGACCTGAGAAGAAGTCGATTGCTTCTGCCATGCGCGAAGGCTTTACCGCTATGGTTTGTACCTGAGCGCTATCCGGAGCGATGAGTTCCAAATCAGCTTGGCTCGGAATAGTGATGGTACAAGGATCGATAGCGAGTATAGCCCAGAAAGTTGGGTCAGGAGAAATCCAGCGAATCAAATTTTTATCCTTAGACAGGGTGAAGGTGCTGGCCTCCACTACGGCGAAGTCAATGAATCCTAAAATGAACTTATGAAGTAATCGGGATTCTCCGACAGGCAACACTGAGTTCCACACACTTGCCTTCATCCCTACCACTACGGTTCTATCCGCATACACGAGCTTATCTTGAAATAGGGCGATGGAGTTATTCTTATTGACGGTTCCCATATAAGTGGTGGCGATATGGGAAAAGTCGAGGAATGCTTGATTTGCCTCAAAAGATTCACCACCGGTGAATTGGGGCTCGCGATCAGTGTAAAAGGTAAGCAGGGAGGTGATTTCAGGAGCATCTGCCTCATAAAAAACGACACTAAATGTTATCTTATCGTTAGTGGCGTCTGAGGTCATCAACATAGATGGCGGGGTAGTATTGATATTGAGTTTAAGGGGCATTGTTGAACCAATTTTCTTGGATGCACTGAGGAACTTGTTGATATCAATAGAAAAGTGTACAACATCGGGGCAGGCAGTTTCGAGGATTAAGGCAAGAGAGACAACCGACTTATTCCCTTTGAAATAAAGAGTTAGCATATCGTCTTTGATGATCCCGTAAGTTTTTACAAATGAAGTCATCAAGTATGAAAACATCTTGGAGTATCGAGAGAGTTTCTCGATGCTTGTCTGGGGTATTGCGATAGCGATCTTCATATTCTCTCCTGTGGGGGTGACATTCTTCTCATAGTCATATACAATATACACAGCAATTCTAAAAATCTTCAATTAGTAATTTGATATCTGATGAGGCAATTAGATATAATTCTTAGACACAAGGAGGCTTCATGGTTAAGGGAGAATCGGGGTACATTGGAATGTCTGATAGTGAATTGGTCAAAAGGATCAAGGCCAGTCAAGACGAGAGGCAGATCAAGGATATGACACACGCCTTGTATATCCGGTATATGAATTTCATTCACAAGCATTGGCACGCATTATCTCGGCAACTTAACACCTCTCATTTGGTGAGAGACATCAAAGAAGACTTTTACAGTGAAAGCTTTGTATCCTTTTCAAAAGCATTGGCGGCGATTGACACCACAAAAATCAAAGATAATAAATGGAAATTTCTCGGGTACTTTGGTTTCTATCTTTCTAACCAGCGCAACTCTTCCGCAAAGAAAATCATAAAAAAGTATCAAGCCGAAACTCCTATTGAAATACCGGAAGCGTCCGGTGAGCGCACCATTTATCTTTCGGATATTTCAGAAAAAGGATCGGTGTCTTCCGCGGAGGACACTTTTATGAAGGAAGATCAGCGCAAGCAATTCTGGTCAGGCCTCAGTTATTGTAAGGATAGCCTTTGGAACGACACAGAAAAGCAAATCTTCGAGATGAGAGAGAAAGGAAATTCTATCAAAGCTATTTGTAATCAATTACAGATGAGTCAATGGAAGTGTAAAAAGATTCTTGGATGTATGAAAGAACAATTCAAGGAGGCTGCTGGAATCGCCAGTTAAGAATCTCCATCGAGGTGATTCATCAATTTCTGCCATTGACACCCAGCGACGCGGGACCACCACTCTTGCCTCTCTTCATAAGTGATGGGGTCACCCGTCACTGGGTGTTTCATGTTATCTAAGTTCCCATGAGAATAACGGTTCATCAATATCACATTATTAGGGTCATACATGAGATCCGGATAAATCGAAACCGGAAAGATGTGACAGTTATCTAATTTCTCCAATTGAATACGGGGCGCCTTCCTTTTAAGGAGGAGAGCCTCTTTTACTGTGAGCACTCTTAGTAATCTATCTTGGTGCTTGTCCCGAGCTTTGATCTTTTCTTTTAATTGCTGCCATTGGCTATCATTTTTATCCCGTCGCAACGCTATCGCCCTCTTCATCCTTCAGGGTTATGGCATTTAAGAGTGTTGCGTTTTTAGAAAAATAATCCCAGCTACTCTCCAAAGTAAATTTTCCCGCGCGATAGTTCTTCAAAAAGAAAATTGAACTTTTATTCAACTTCCAACGGAATTGGTTATTTGTTGCTTCATCAACTAAAATAAATATATCGCGCCATACAATCACCCTATCAATGCGCCACATCCGCTGAGTGGTTTCTTTGCGGGTGGAGGGCAATTTATCAGGCTCTACTCCGTCCTCAAGAAGCTTGGCTTGCTCTTCGGGAGTGAGGGGAATTTCAACAACGATGCTTTCTATCATTCGAGGGTAATGGTTTACCACTAACACCTCTTTGATTTCGTGGATGAAGGATTTGACTGGCTTTGTGAAGTCCCATTCAAAATCATACTTCTTGCCGGTGTTAGCGTGAATTATCGTGACGCCGGAATCTGCAGTGACGAAGGAAAGTAGCACAGGGGATTTTTCCGCGAAGTTCGAAAGTTTTTTAATAAACTCTGCTTTGTATCTTTCGCTGTCGATCTTAGTATGTAGCATGTTTGCTCCTTCATTTTAGTTAGTGTTTGTAATTATAGTAAACGCTCATCCGTTGGTTCTTTTGGGGAGGGAGGAACCTGAGGGAAAGTGTCCCAAACCAGATCGTTTATCGGGTGAGGCATACACTGATCTACTCCCTCAACCGCGGGCCGTGGTAAAGAACCAAGATAAGGTAACAGGGCCGTAGCGAAAATATAGCAAGCGTCCGCCGTGGCTTCGAAGTAGGTATCTTCAAAGAATTCTTCTACGGACGCGTCCTTTTCTCTCATGTATTCTTCTAAATCTGAGGTGTCCACATTATCAGGGAGGTTTTCAGTTAACCCCTTGCGACATATGTTTACTATTCTATCTGTATATATGTTGCTTAGTCTCATAGCTTCTTTAAATACGGCTTTATGGATTGCCTTGCCAGCGACCTCCCCCATTCTCGTAAATTCAGCTGAGAGTTTTTCCGCAATCTGTTCTCCGTAACGAGGGTTTGTTGTAAGGAACCTCTCGACATTCGTTGGAGGAGTATCAAAATCCCCCGTGTCACCCAGATCGCGATAATCACTCATAGTTTAGTCCTTCTTATCTTTATTCTCTTGTTCTTCTTCTTCAATGAAGTGTTCATCGATTGCTTCAATGATAGCATAGAAATCTTCATCAGAAGCTTTGAGCTTTTTTTGTTTGAATTTCTTGAAGCGCATGTAAGCCTCGTGAACATATTTCTTGGCTACTTCTGATTCCTCCGCGTAACCCTCAATGCGTTCCTTGACGCTATCCATTATTACCTTTATTTGTGCCTTGAGTTCACCTGCGGCTTCCTCATCTTCATAGGCGGCTGAAAATTCATTTATGAGCTCGGTTTTATTTATCATTGCACTCATTTGTAACCTCCTGTATTCTGTGCTTATGAGATTCACTCATTTTACGCCGTGTCTCTTCCATAACATTTCCACAATATCAAGTGTGCGATAAAATGCTCGCGAGGAATGAGATATATCAGATTTTCTAAAGTATCCTGACCTCCTAAACTTCGAGGGAGTATATGGTGCCTTTCGAACCCCCTCTTACGAACTGTTAGTGCTGTTGGTGCCCTATCTAATCCTCGGGTCTGAATGAGTTTGAAATACCGAGTGAAGTGAGGCTCGAATCCCGATGGCAACAAATCAAGGTTTCTCATCTTTCAATTAGTAGAAAATCAGAGTCAAAGAGGATTTCAATTGTCGGCCCCAACCACGATGGCGTAGGGCCTCTACTGTGGTGTGTAACTTTGTAGGCACATCACCTATATCCTTAATTCCCAAATTAGGAATTTCAAGTATCTCGAAAGGCTTACCTAAGTGTTCTTTCAGGTGGCCCATAGATTTCTTTCCCGCTTCATCATTATCCGGAATCATAACAATACGACTGAACTGTTTGAGCAACCAAATCTGTCTTTCAGAGATGCCGGCGCCGAAAGTGGCGGTGCTATTAGCAAAGAAAGGATCTGTCCTAAGCACAGCGAGTTTGGTCAAGCCTTCAACTACATATAGAGGATCCTCCCGCTTGAGAATATCTACATCATAAATTGTTTGGACGGTTGAGTCTTTAGGATAGAGGACTTTATGTGTTTGTTTTCCTGTAGTATCACGGCCTTCAATAGCAAGCAACTTACTACCTTCATAAATAGGAATGGTGAGTCTTTTGTTGAAGGTAGTTCCATTAATATTGCCGTGATCCATAAACCCCATAGCCATCGATTTCGCTATTTCAAAGGGGATTCCACGACGACGGAGATAACGAATCGATTCCGGATGCTTTGCGGCAGGGACTATCTCACCTCTTACTTGAATATCGATATCTTTGTCAATGACGCTATAGTCCGGCGTCACATAATTAGAAGGATCGAATGAGAAGGATGTGAACTCATCATTCACTATGTCAAAATCTTTATAGAAAGATCTACTGGTAATCCTATAGTATAGAGAAGCGAGGGATCCTTGCGCTTGGCAACTAAAACAATGATAAACGAACTTTTCGGGGGCGATGAACATGGAGGGGGTTTTATCAATATGAAAGGGGCACGCGACCTGCCACTCATCGGAGTTATCGAGATTGTGTGTTTTTAGTTTTAGGTTGAGCGCGCGAACAACCTGCTCAGCAAGTTGCCGCTTTCTGATAGGATCATTCATTGCTTGGCGTTGCTCATCCATCTTAGAACTCCTTGACGGCGGAGCAAAACGAAAGGCAGTTGGCATATTAGCCTCCGATGCGTGATTCTAATATACGCTCTCACTTTTTAATCTTTACAGAGATTGAAGATAAATCGATATCGTCATCATCACCCGTATTCCTTTCAAATGGATTTTTTCCTACAGGGATGTTTACATTGATGGGAGTATACGCAAGATTCTCAGCAGGGTTGAGGGGGTTTTGTTCAGGCTGTGTTTCCTTTCGAAGTGCCTTTTGAATTTGACCTTGGATTGTTTTTAGATCATCTGAGCCCTTCATAGCAATTCGAGAAATTCTCATCTTTTCTCTATCATACAGCCAAAAAGTTCCATAAGTAGAAAGAGCCTCGTGTATTTGGGGTAGAATATCATATCCTGCGAGAGTGATAATAAGATCTAAGAATTTATCGTGGGTCATCATTCGTCGATGCTCATCACCATCCGGGTAAATAAACACTTTTTCCCTACTGGGGTCGGAATAGAGAACCAAGAAAAAGAAATTTTGGATCGGAGGGGACATTACATATAGGCTGTCAGGGGGCAAAGGAGATACAAATTCTTCCATGTGGTTACTCCTCAGGGGCGATTCGTAATATTTGTATATTTATAAGTAATTAGTATTATTATATACACCCTGAGAACCTTAGGAACTGAGAACCTCAGGATCTACAATCTCTACAATTTTAACTCTTATCTTAAAGAGGCGAACTTATACTATCATAAACAATAGGAGTCAAAAATGGCATTTGCGTTTGGGGGCCTAAATGTGGCCTCAACAAAGAAAAGCCTTGCGGCAGAACTGATTCAAGATATTGTTCAAATCGAACACACCTCCGATAAAGGCCCCTATATTCTTGTGCTGCTTGATGAGTTCTACTACCCCGACAAATTAAAGAAGATCTCTATCTTTCTTGAACGCAACGGAATACGGAATTATCGAGCGGTCAACGCGTTGAATTGTATCATTCCTAAAGAAGACCTTAAAGGAGAACTTTCTCGATTCTATCGGATCAATCAATCCAAGTGGCGACAATACGCCGACGGCGCAAAAGGGGTTATCGCGGTTGGGGCCGCCCTCTATGCTATCAATCAAAGCGCGGACTTGATGACCTTTGCTTTTTATGATATTATGTTTAACAAGCCCTACTTCTGGTCCCCCGATGCGGGCACTTGGGTATTTCCTATTGATACCTTCCAAGACATCTTCGCCCCTATTCAGCAACAGCACGGTGATAGCCATATGGAAAATCCAGGCCCTGTTAATACTTACAAAACACATTTTGCGGAGTATCAGTTCAAGCAGATCACCTCTCTCCGCCTCCACCCCATAGTAGCCGAGAAACCCATTCTTATTAAGATAGAAAGCGTAGAAGCATTCAAAGAATTTGCCAAGCAGCACATGAATGAAGAAATACTAAGCACCGATCTTGAAACCTCAGGTCTTGATTTTATGAAATGTCGTATTGGGTGTATCACCTTTTCATTTGATGGAAAGACTGGTTATTTTGTCCCTTGGAAATTCGTAGACAAGCCTCTTCTCGATCGGATGTTCACCACTGCCAAAATAGTCGTCGGGGCCAATTTTAAATTCGATGTTAGATTCCTCTGGCACAATGGAATCCCGGCCGCTCGAGTTGATGAGGACACCGTTCAGATGGGGCATCTCATGAATGAGCAGCGCCTCAACGGCTTGAAGCCTTCTGCGTATTACTACACCCCATTTGGAGGGTATGATAGAGAACTTGATCGCTACCGAGAGAAAACCGGCATAGATGATTTCACTCTTATTCCTGAGCACATTCTATTTCCCTATGCTACGATGGATGCGATTGTCACCTATCTCGTATATGTGGCCCTATTGGAACAGATGCGCTATGTCGACAAGACAATGCCTAATGAGAAAGATCCTTCGTGGACAATAGAAAGATACTACCGAGAGATCATGATGCCTGCGGTCAACGCCTTCGCGGAAATAGAATATCGGGGAGTCTATGTCAATCGCGAACTTCTCGCTCAATCACGACTCGCAATGCAAGTTGAGATTCAAGAGATTGAAAATGAACTCGCCGCGAAATGGAATGTGGGAGGGAATTTTGATTTCAATAGCGCGAATCAGTTGGGCAAACTTTTTGAGCGCTTGGGCTTTGAAGAACTCGGCAGGGCAAAGAATGGTGATTACAAAACTTCGGATGCTAGCCTTGAACGCTGGGCTAAAAGAGGCCATCCTGAGATTTCTCGGCTTCAAAGACTACGCACGCTCAATACTCTATTGAAAACCTTTATCAGCAAAGATGAAGAGTCGGAGAAAGGGTGGGAGAGTTATGTCAGACAGCATGAAGATGGTAGTTGGAGAATGCATCCTACCTTCAATGTCATGCGCACTGAATCGGGCCGCTGTAAATCAGACTCCCCTAACATGCAGAATGTTCCGGCAGGGCATGGTGCTAACGGAGACTTGGCCTCCTTAGTAAAAAAATGTATAACTACTCCTGACCCCGAGGAATACTATCTCAGCACTCTGGATTACGCATCGCTTCAAATGCGTCTTGCTGCAATCGACACTAATTTAAACGACGGCGGCAGGGATAAAAACCTTTACAACATCTATCTCGATCCTAAAATGGGTGGGGATATGCATAGTCGCACAGGCTTCGGCGTATTTGCAGAAGGCCGAGATTTCGATTTAGAAATAATAGAAATTGAAGAAGACGGAAAACCCTCGAAGACCTTTTTCGGGGGGGAGTTCGTCAAGACTAAGAATAGAGGGGAGATACAAGCAAGAAACCTATCACCTTCTGATGTTTTATTTTAAGGGGGCTCTTCAATGCCGGTGAATGGAGTTTACAAGATACTGATTGTTGACGATAGCGTATCTATCGTAACTCTAATACAACAAATTTTTAGCCGAAGACCTCAATTCTCAACCATCGTCGCCTATGATGCAGAAACGGCTATTACCCTTATTGGCTTAGAAGATCCAGATGTTGTTCTGTTGGATTTAAGTCTTCCTCAGATAGACGGGATTAAGGCATGTCGCCAAATCAAAAAGGCGCACCCATTGTTACCAATTCTTGTTATCACAGGAGAACTAGGACGCTTTTCTAGTGAGCAGGCTCATGAGGCCGGCGCTGACGATTTTATTTCCAAGCCCTTTAATAACGAGCAACTCGTATCGCATGTCAAACATTATTTACATCTAACATCACTTAATGTAACTTAGACAGCGAGACTTTTCAGAGTAGAAGATCCGTAAATTCCTCCGCCTACATCATCTATTTGCTGTGATAGAAACATAGAGATCTGATCGATAGTATTAGATGCCCCGGATGTCAAAGTTACGATGCCTTCAAGTGTTCGACGGACCTGATTATAAATCAATTGTTTCTGACCTTCAAGATCATTGATCACTTCCCCCATTTCTTGTAATTGCTTGGAGTCCGTTTGCATCTTATCCGGAGAGAATGTCGGAGCGGTCGGCGTTATGCCAGGGAATGTCATCGGCGATGGATGGAAATCGTTATTCGCAGAATATTGTTTGACTATTTCAACATACTTCTGTTTCATTTGAATGAGATCGAGACCCACGCCCTCATATTGCTGCATAAGTTGTGAGAGCGTTTGGACATAGGCATTTTGATCCTGGAATTTGGTTTTAATATCCTGTGTAAGATTGCTTATGATTTGTTGCGAGCGCTGATCCATTATTCGTCTCCTATCTTTATAGCATTAGGCCCCGGTTTTCCCGACTCACAGTGAGGGCACACATCACCAAGATAAGGCTCATAGCACAAAGGACATAACTTGGCTTTTGGATTTTCAAATAACTCGTCCTCTGATAGCATATCTTCCGCTGACATTTCAACAAGAGAAATTCGTGTTCCTCGGGGATATCTGACGCCTTCAATCATTTCGGGCTGTTGAAGAACGATCTCACCCGGCTGAGGTGGCTGGGCGCTAGATTGATCAATTGGTCCCACTACTGACGGCTCCATTTGAGAATAGACTTGTTGGTGACGGGGGAACTCAGAAGCCGGCTGTTCAAGAGATTCGAGATGAACATCAGACGCTGATTCTATTTTTGACAGGTCTTTTTTGTGATACTCTGTGTTTGTTTTGTTGGCATCAGTGCTGGGTGGTGTATGCGAGTTATTGGGATCATTGCGCGTTCCGGGGTCATTGAACATATAAAAATCCCCATAGATAGAGGCAAGCGGATGTTCGTTAGCCTGAGAAGTATCGTTTAAGTCCCCGCGAATATCAGTAACATTACCAGGAATACCATCATAGCCGTCTTGTTTAAGGTCGTCATCACCGCCTCCATCAAACCCAAAATTGAAGTCATACATATTATGATCTTTGGGTGGCTGGAACCCCGTATCAGTGAAAAACTGGGCTATGGTGTTTTCTCGCACGCGTTTCATCAAGGGCACCTCTTATATTACAAAGGAAGAAGATTCATTATACACCTAATTAGTGGAAAGGAGTAATGCCTGTGCAAGAATTGGACAAAGCATTTGTGGCTAAGAACAAAAAGGCGCTTCTTGAAGAGATAGCAATCCAGTTATCTCGCGCAAGAGAGATGATTGATAACGCCTCCGTAAATAGTGAGGCCATTGCGGGCGCTTTTGCGGGAGTATGTTCTTGCGTAGGAAGTATTGATGGTTTTTTCAAGCAGTATATGCTCCTTCGCAAAGGAGAAATCACTCAACAACGAATGATAGGTTTTGGGGCGTTTGATGATGATGACACAGAATTCGGCCCCGAAGATGAGAGTGATAGCGAGCAAAAAGACCTCGCGCCAGCAAAGAAAAAGAGTCCAAAAAAGTGAAAAGACTACTAACTAGGTTCCTAGGAGGAACAGCACAGATATGATTTTCCACCAAAATATTTCCCGCGATTTATTCTCCCAAAAGTATATGATAAACGGGGAAACCACCCCGGATCAGGTATTCCACGATATAGCAGTAGAAATCTCTCGACCCGAAAAACCCGGAATTCGCCTTAGAGTTCAAAATGAGTTTGAGTCGATTATGACCGAGGGTTACTTTATTCCTGGCGGCCGAATTTTGGCTAACGCACGCACTTACGGGCATCTAAAATCGCGAAACTATAATAATTGCTTTACTATTAACATTGAAGATAACATGGAAGGCATCTATATGTCCGTGTATGAAGATGCCATGATCAGCCGTATGGGTGGTGGAGTGGGGTTCAATGTATCTAAATTGAGACCCAAGGGAAGCAAAACTACCAATGGCGGCGAAGCATCAGGCCCCGTCTCTTTCCTTCGTGTGTTCGACGCATCCGCCAAAACCATAAGCAGCGGTGGGGCACGGCGCTCAGCGCATATTGCTCTTCTGGATATTTCTCACCCGGACATCGAAGAGTTCATTACCGTCAAGCAAGGGGACAAAGATAAAAAACTTTCTCAATTCAACATCTCTGTAATCATCACCGATGCTTTTATGAAGGCGGTGAGTGAAGATGCTGATTGGGATTTGGTATTCGAAGGAAAAGTTTACAGAACTCTAAAAGCCCGAAAATTATACGAGACACTCGCTAAGAATGCCTATGAGCACAACGACCCGGGCGTTTTCTTTGTTGACACCGTTCAACGAGATAATAATGCTTGGTGGGCATTTGTTATGGATGCGTGTAATCCCTGCGTCGCAGGAGCGACTCAGGTAGAATTCAGAATCGGAGACAGTCCCCCTCACAGTATCGCCATACAGGACCTAGCAGAAATCTACAAGGGGCTAAAATCTGGTCAGTACATCTACGTAAAGTCCTACGATGAGAAGACCCAACAAGTTGTTTGGAAGATGTTGCAAGGAGCAAACCTCACTAAGAAGGACACTGAGCTGCTTCAGATCACCGATACAGAAACTGGGAAGGTTATTCGCTGCACCCCGGATCATAAGATTCTTACGAAGCGAGGTTGGGTCGAGGCTCAGGCTCTCGAGGCTGATGACCAGATTATCCAGGCGTAAGCAACATCAACTCACAGAGATCAAGGGCTGCATCGAGAGAGGTATCCTCGGATCTAGCTTTCAGGAGATATCAATCGAAGCTCCAAAAGATGTGTGAGACTATTATGAACCGGCAAGCAATAGGCTTTCCAGAATTAATAAGAGATATAGATAGGATAGTGAAAGAAGAAAAGGAGAGAGGCTTGATACCAAGAACGTTTGGATTGAGTAGACAGTCCATAGATAAATATAGAGTACGGGAGGTATTCGAGTGTTAACCATTGAGAAGGTTCGTAATGAAGATGTGTACGATCTATCCGTCGAAGGAACTCATAATTTCTTCGGCAATGGAATGGTTGTACATAACTGTGGTGGAATTTAGCGCCTCAGTATAATCACAGGGTGAATTGCTGGAAAGCTAAGCGGAAGTAAGCTAATCAGCAGCCAAGCGCGGTAGGGATACCGCGAAGGTTCAGAGACTAACAGCCGAGTCCAGATCGGACAGTAATGCTGACACGAGCGCCCTGCTCACGAAAGTGATGAAGATATAGTCCGATACTCCAGTGAAAATTGGAGAGCTATGATAAAGAGCATAGCAATAACAGATGGAAATTCCCATGCCCGCATATAGCCTCTGTTGCCTCGGTGCACTCAATCTAACAAAATTCATAATAGATCCCTTCACACCTGTTGCGCGTTTTCATTTTCAAAAAATGGCAGAGATTGTGAAGACCGCCGTCAGGCTATTAGATAATACGCTTGACGCAACACAATACCCTCTTGAACGCATAGAGACTTTCTCAAAACAATGGCGCCGCATTGGTCTTGGTTTTACTGGCCTAGGTGATGCGCTTGCTATGCTTGGAATGAAGTATGGAGATGAGAGCAGTGTCGCGTTTTGCGAGATCTTTGGTCGTTCTCTTCGTGATGCTTCCTATCGAGCATCGGTTGAACTGGCGAAAGAGAAAGGTATGGCTCCTGGGCTTAAATCCGGCTTCTTCAAAAACAAACCTGATCCGCGCCTTACCTTAGGCGACTTCATTACCAAGATGCCGTTCGATCTTAGGAGAGATATTGGCAAATATGGCCTTCGCAACATAGGACTCAATACCGCAGCACCAACCGGCACCATCTCTTTAACCGTTGGAAACAATTGCTCATCGGGGATTGAGCCGATCTTTGAGTATCAATTTACCCGTAATATTCGCACCGGAACCGGAGATGAGACGAAGCCCGAGATAGTGCGTGACTACGCTTGTCTTATTTGGGAACAAAACCATCCCGGCGAGCCGCTTCCCACTTACTTTGTTACTGCGTTGGAGTTGGAGCCTCGCAAGGCGATTGATATCCAGGCGGCAATTCAAAAATATATAGATCATAGCATCTCAAAAACTTTTAATTTCGATGGTAAAAAATTGGGGTTTGAGGAATATAAAGATCTATTTACTTATGGTTATAAATCGGGCTTGAAGGGATATACTAGTTTTAATATTTCTGGTAGTATGAAAGGTGTTCTTGAATCAAGAGCACAGCCTAGTGAAGATAAACTAGATTCCTTTGTTCTTAGATCTAATGCTCCTAAACGCCCGAATGAACTGCCGTGCGACATACACTATGTCCATGCTAACGGGCAGGACTTTATTGTTCTCGCTGGCCTACTCAACGGATCGATTTATGAGATTTTCGTTGATGAGCAGAATGGCCATGATTTCGGTTCTCTCAAATCCGGCAAGATCATCAAAAAAGGAAAAGGAGAGTATTCTCTCATAGACCCCGAAGGAAAAATGTTGGTTGAAGGGCTATCAAAAAACTTCAATGGAACTTGGGGGTCTCTTGCGAGGATGATTTCTATGTCGTTGCGACACGGAGTTCCCCTCCAATTTATCATTGACCAGTTACAGCGCTCAAAAGAATTCTTGGGGTTTGAGAAGGCGGTATCTCGCGTGCTCAAACACTATATGAAAGAAGGCGAGGTATATGAATCGAAGGATAAATGTTCAAAATGTGGTGGTAAGCTAATATTCCAAGAAGGCTGTTATGTTTGTAAATCGTGCGGCAATTCGGCCTGTACTTAGACCCCCGCACTCACCTAACTGCCCGAGAGATTTGGGATTATGATGAGAGAAGAATCAAAGAATTAGAAGTCTTAGGGTATCAAGTTCAAATTGTTTGGGAATGTGAGAGACCCAAACCCAGCCGAACGACTAATTAGCAAGAGGGGCTAACATGCGGGAATCTGAACAATTTGATGACCTCACTACCACAGATGAGGATATGCCTTCTCCTGAAACCACCTCAATGACTCTCGAAGATTACTTTGCCGGTGAGGATCCTGAGTTCAAACCCATTCTTCCCAAGGATGACGGCGTAGGCCAACTCCTACACGATAATATTGAAAATGATCTTGTGGAAGCGGATAGGCCTAGAATGGATGACAGGGAGAACACTTGCCCTCGTTGTGGAAGCGAAGAAATAGACTATGATGATGGCGCAGGCAACCCAAAATGTTATACGATAGAATCTCCTAAAAAATACCGCGGGGAACTTGTTGCGGAAGAGGATGTTCTTTTTGAGGAGAGCACCAAAAACACTGAGAACACGTATTCATTTTACGGAGTAGATAGTTATTTATTGCCAAAAGGCTAATCTCTTTTCTAAAAGCCCCGGACACATTCTGGGGCTTTCTTTATGTTAGAAGGTATATTAATGGTGGAGGTCCTGTATGGAAATCGTATCTATAATCCTTCGCTTGAAAAATCAAGAAATCAAAGTCACTGTCGAGGAGGCGAAAGAACTCCTCGGCCAACTCTCCTCAGTTTTCGAGGGTGAGAAACCCCTCATTCAAAAAGAGTTCGTAGGAATTCCATACGGAATTCCGTATCCAGTTTACTCTCCACCCGCCTACCCGAAGCCGTGGTGGGAACCCATTGTCGTTTATAGCAACGGAGACACTGGCAATATCAGTTGGAAAGATAATACCCGTTTAATTACTAGTGGAACAACTGGTGAGATGCTTGATTCCATCACGTATCAAGAGAATATGTCTTGGTCCACAGGTGCTGCGTTTCCTCAAAGGTCAGAGGAGATGCGAGGAACAAACACAATTAGCATTTAAGTTTAAAAGAGGAGAGGGAATGGAAATTTCAGATGCCCAGTTTAAGGAGAGCGTCTATGATTATGATGCCGGAGAAATCCGAGCATCGCGGCCTGTGTTAGTCGATTTGTTTACGGACTGGTGCCAGAATTGTAAATCGTTTTTGCCGACTTTGGAAAAAGCGGCGCAGAAGTTCGAAGGTATGATCGATGTTGTGAAAGTCAATATCACAAAATCCGACGCGCTTACCCGCGCAATGGATATTCAAGGTGTTCCCACTCTTCTTTTTTTACGACCGGAGACTAAGAGTAAACAAACTATGGTCGGTGCCGCTTCCAGCGCTTCGGTGGAAAAAGCCATTACAGAGTATCTTTTATAAGGAGGAAAGCCATATGGCAGACACGAATAATAAACCTAAGCCCACCCTAAATGGGGAGCCGGTAACACAAGAGCAACTTCGAGAGGAAAAAGAAAAGTTGCCGAACAATGAAAGGATTGTCGAAGTAGCAGACAAACCGAATGAGTTTCGTAAAGTCCATCGTATCCAAGGATAACTGATGAGATATAATTTCATCTTGATTGATACTCTAAATCTGCTTTGGAAACTACGCGAAAAGAATGAACAAGTCTCGCTATTATCGTCGAAGTATGTTTATCGAGGCCTTGCTGCTAAGTATCTCGAAACTATCAAGAGCCTCAGTGATAACTATCTCGTAGAGGACGGCACATTTTTCCTTTTGTTCGACAATCCCACAAGTCGCTTAGACTTACAAAAGTCATTTTATTTTGCATCTCGCAAGCATATCTACCCGAAGTATAAAGAGCAACGCGCGAAAGAATGTAAAGAGTTTTACAATACTCTCGATTTGATTCGCTATTATTATCTCACTAATACTTCGGAGTATGCTTGCATTCAAGTCCAAAACCTTGAAGCAGATGATTTAGTCAAACCTGTGCTTACTAATTACTGCGCGCCCGATTCACGAGTGCTAATGGTCACTAACGATTATGATTGGACGAGGTATCTATCAGCGCAGGTAGATTGGATGCCTAATCTTGAAGCCGAGCCGGAAACAATAACAGTATTCACTGAAAAGATGGGGTTCATTCCCACCGAGAGTTCTGTAATTATGTATAAGAGTTTATTCGGTGATCCGAGCGATAACATCCCCCAGATTATTGTTAAGAACAATAAAACTTACACAGAGTTTCTTGATTTCCTACGGGCAACACCCACCCTCAACCCTGAGACCTTGATTGATAGGGGGCACAATACAGCCACCGCTGTCGCATCCCCAATTTTAACAGCCATCAAGTTAAATGAACGCCAGTATCGAATCAATATCCAATTGACCTCAACGATCCCCGTCTCAGAAAAACATCTCAAAGCGGTTACTTGTCGGGGGCGAAATTCTTCCGTTATTACAGAGGCAGTGGAAGTTGCTCTGGGGATCAGAAAAGAAAAGAAGGAATTCGTATTCGGCCAACTGAAAAGTCCTAAAACTTCCTAGTATATTAGAATTATGGCCTTACACATTTTTGGAGATATACATTTTAGTTCCTTACAGCCCTGGAGGCTTTCGTTAGGGGACGCATTTTTGGATTGGTTTATGGCTTATCAGCCGGGCCCGCGAGAGCAAAATTCCTTTCTTTGCTTAGGAGATTACACTGATAGCGCGGTTTTACCGGGTGAAGAGGTAGCGCAACTTAAAAGATTTATCGATATCGCAAAAGGTAAATTCAAACAGATCTATTTACTCACTGGAAATCATGATTTAAAACTTTATAAAAATAAGCCTCAATTATCTTTTGAGTTCCTCAAATATGAAGAAGGGGTGATAATTCTGCGAGAACCTGCCGAAGTGCTTGATATAGAAGGAATACGCATCCTTTCTCTCCCCCATTATAACTATCGCACGGATATTCCTTCTATGTGGGAGCACTACGGAAATTTGCCTAAGGTTATTAGAGACCAACATTTCGATTTAGTTTGCGGCCACTTTTCGGACACATCAGCACAACTGTTTGACCATACGATTGACATATCTTATCTTAAAACAAATTATATTGTGCTCGGACATCAGCATATCCGAGCATCATCTCATTACACTGGCTCATTGTTCCCCTGCAAGATAAGCGAGAATAATAGCCCTACGCCTCGTGCGATCTGGATTTTTGAAAAGAAAGATAACAAGGTAATCAAATGCGAGATTCCTTTACCTAAGTTTGGAGAATACCGCGTTGCGGAGTATCCTAAGCCACTACCCAAGACAGATGCTCAAATTACCATCTGGACCATATTAGGCTGTGAATCTGAGAAAATAGCCGCGGCTTTATATGGCGATATTTTTATCCGAGGCATCGCCGCGAACTTCATTAAAAAGAATAACAACATCATTGCATCAGATGACACCTTCGTGCTGGGAGATCCTACAACAGTCTTCAACGAATGGATCAAAACCGCAAAAACCCCAGTAAGTCGTTCTGTCGCCGCTCTCGTTCGAAAAATGCTCGCTCCTTCGGCCCCTCCTACTAATTAGGATGGCCCGAGAATTTGAACAACAACGCTTTTTTAGTACAGATCAGTGGCAAAATGTTTTCTATGCCGCACAAATCCCGCTTGAATATTACTTAGCGGATGTTCTCACTCTCGCAGATCTCTCCCGTATACAATGGTCCTCAGACGCATATGCTTTTCGTCGTAGGTTTGAACTTGCTGACGCTACGAATGGTGGGGCCTTTGACGATATACAACCATCCTCTCTCAATCTCCCCTTCGTAAATTATTGGTACGAGAATGGCAAGTTCTGGGAGCCTGATGATCGGCCCTTTGCCGTAAACTCCCAGCAAATTCTCAAAGGACAGTGGGAAGAAGGTATGCCCGCAAGGCTATATGCTATTGCGGTAAAAACCCCCATCATAGGAACAGTTTATTACAGCACGGATATAGACGCGCGCATAGCCTACGAAAGACTGCTTTGGGAAAGACAACCAAAAGGACCAATCCAATTAAGCACTTCTATAAAGTGGAAGGGCGTTGATCTTGCGATCCCCGTCTTCATTACTTTTGAAAGTGTCAATTTCAATCCTAAATTCAATGAGACCGATTGGCTAAAAGCCCAGCGCATGTTCCCTATGCAATTCGTGATGAGCCTTCGCACTTACGCAATCTATTATCCACAGCAAACCCCCATCGTCACTCTTCATCCCGACCGACCTATGCCTCCTTATAGCACAGGGACTCGTGGGGAAGGCCCGGGCGGTGATGATTCCGTATACATTACAGAATCCGTCTTACTCAACTTTGCCGCTAAAAAACAATGGGGCACTTTGGATGATTCCGAGGGCATCATTGATATGAGTATAGTAGAAGATACTACCCCGCCCGGCGCAGCCACAGACCTGACAGATAGCGCCGGCAATCCTATTCAATACGAATCTCAAACAATCAATAACGCGGTGGTTGATATCGCAACCGGGTACTTCACTGCCTCGACCGATGTCTTTGTCAATGAATGCTCTATCATTACTATTGGTCAAAACACTTTCACGGTAAAATGGGTGGTCCGTCACGCGGAGTTACAATACTTGTCAGATGTCACTATTTATGTGCCGGGGCAAGTGCCTATAAAAATCACAGATCAACGCATCCGCCAACAAGTAATTTCTGGGCTATACCCTAATTCAGAGTATCATGTGATCGTGTTATTTCATTCAACTAACGGCAGTGCTAAGGACTTCCATCTTACGGCCACTACCGCAAACGATCCGGCTAATCCTGTTCCGTTGAAGAAGCGCCGCGGAAAATTGAAGGGTATGGAATTTTAGGGATAACTAAACAACTTATATTAGAATCGAGGTATTGTATGTTTGGAATTATCTATAAGGCTACTTGTGTGGCAAATGGTAAAGTCTATGTGGGGCAAACTATTGTTTCTTTACAAAGTAGACAAAGAGATCATTTTTATGAGGCAGCCAGAGGTGAAGATTCTTACTTTTGTCGGGCGCTTCGTAAATATGGTAAAGACTATTTCGTGTGGGAACAAATAGATGGTGCTGAAACTATAGAAGAGTTGAATCAAAAAGAAATCTACTGGATTGCGTTTTATAGATGTTTTGAAGATCCTGCCAAAGGATACAATAGTGACTCCGGTGGAAAAAATGCTAAATCGTCAGAAGAAACTAAAAAGAAAATTGGAGACGCCCTACGGGGTAAGAAAAAGAATATAACTCCGGAGGGTTTTCTTAAAAAACAAGAAGTATGTAGAAATCGAGTTTGGTCACAAGAATCAAAAGATAAACTTTCTATAGCCCGCATAGGACAAAAATCCTCCTCCGAAACTATAGAAAAAATTAAAAAGGCTAATACAGGTAAAACTCGATCGCCTGAAGCCAAACAACATTATGTTGAAAGATGGACTGAGGAAGAACGGCAAAAAAGAAGAGAAAAGTATACGGGAGAAAATAATCCTAACTATGGAAAACATTTATCAAAAGAATCTCGACTAAGTATAAGTGAAAAGGCTAAGGCCCGTGGTGGCCGCACTCAGACAGATGAAGAAAGAAAGAAGAGATCTGATAGTATTCGTGCTTGGCACGCTAAGAGAAAACAACTTCTTTTAGAGCAAAGCACTAATTAGAGAGCAGGAACCTGATTTAGTGATCAGTGGAGGGTAAAATTATCGATAGCTTCAGACTCATTTTCGTCGACATAGATCAGTCATACAACATTCCCGTAGCAGACAGCGCTATTCAGGGTTACATGGTCTGCCGAGCGCCTAAGGGCTCGACTGAGGCAGTATACTTCTCGAAAGGCTCCACCAATCAAATTCACGCTATGCTGGGCATACCAACTGCGGATTGGCCGGATATTCAGGATGCGTTGGATCTCAATGCTTCGTATGGCTTGTGGATCTCTGCACCCCCGGGATCGAGCGCGGATTACCCCTCCTACTTTGGTGGAGTCTATCTTACTAAGCATGGGCTTTTCCCCTTCTATAAAATAACCGATCGCGCCGTGCCAAACTTCCAAGTTCTGGTAAATCCGGAAAGCGAAGACTTTGAATTCGTTCATGCCGGGGAAGCGAGCTCAACCATATCTCCAATGGAAGGATTTGGAAATCCTTCAGGATTTGATGAGATTCAAATTAATGATATCCCTCCAGCAATTCTTAGCTCCATGGTCGGTTTAAGTTTCAACTTCTGGGGAAATAGTGGTGCGCCCTCTGCGTATAGCGGTGCGGCTTCCTATCAACTCGTTCTAGAGGGGAATAGCCTCAAGGTTGAGAATCCTGATGGCGCCGGCACTATGATGTCTATTGGTTCACTTAGCAACGGGACATTAACTCTTACCGGCACGAATACTTCCGGCTCATCTTCTTTCATGTACTTTGATTTCGAACAACTTGTAAGCTCTGCTCCTTACAAATCAACAGGCGGTGATTGGCTCTCCGACCCTGATCACGCAACCTACCTTACTCTGGTTCACACGGCGCTTTTGAACTCTCTCCAATGGATCGTTGATGTCACTGACACTACCTATATGACCATCTCCCAGAAAACACAAACGGAGAAAGAGACATTCATTACCCTAAGTGATATTGGTTACGATGCTTATGCTTATGATTATGCTCTTGATGCGTATAAGGATGAGCCTTATCCTGCCACGTATACCCCCGGCACAGGGGGCCCGTATTATCCAACGCCGGCAGATGTTGAAAATGCGAACGGTCTATATGTACAATTTTTTACAACACAAGGGGCCCCTTCGGTTAAATGCGTCAACGGTATCTACCAATCTACAGGCGCGGGAACTCCTCCAGTAAACGTCACTATGAATTATCGTAATAAGTTTGTTCGTATTACAAACGCAGGCATTCGGCGCACAACTACAGGAGTTCTAAGAACTCCTCCCAGGGACACTATAGAAACCTCGGCCTATATCGACCAGATTTACTACGTCTCGTCATCTGGCACCTTACAACTGGTCAAGACAGCAGCGCACCCGGAAGGTATAGCCAATCCAAGATATGCGCCAAACTTCAATCAGGTCACGTTCTCCGTAGTAGAAGATGTATACCCGGGCGACGCAACTTCTGGTGGAACTTTCACGGGCTCATTAAGTCAAACAGGCACAGATGGTTACGGCGGGAACATTTATTACCCGAATGTGCTTCCTGAAAACGCTCTCTCTGATGTTGATGTGGCTGTTTATAGGACATTCGATAATGACCTCAATGGCTCGGGATTCTTCGACCTTCTGACAGGGTATAAAGTAATAGATACCCGCATTTTCGACGCCACCACACAAAATAGCACCAATCAACAGTTGCCAGCATCGATCACCACAGGCTCGTTTGGAATGCCAACAGTGATAGGTCAGCGCCATGTAACCGGCATAGTCAATAGCCTGATAGCCTCTGGTTCAACGGGAGGGGTTGTCGATGTTCGTTTCACCCCTCTTCTTATTGACGGGTGGACAGAAGCAGCGAAGGGCCAGTATGAGGTTTGCCGCGTATTTGCTGAGCCAACAGGAACAGAATCTCTCAAGGAGGATCTGTATAACCTTCGTCTGAATACCCATAAGGTTTCCACGTTCGTTTCTCCGAGAATCATCAGTGTTTCCGAAGCAAATGACCCTTCCAGTACTGTAATAACAGGTCGCTTGACAGGAACAGTTCAACTCGTCAATCAAGCACTGCGCAGTGATACTTATACCGGCGCTAAGTATTGGACGAATTTGGTTGGAGCATACGCAGCCGAACTTCTTTACATCATGGATGGTAAACTTGGTGGCTGGGCTCCAATGTGGACAAGCATCGCGGGATACGGTGGACAATTACCTGTCTCTGTCAACAAGATGAAATATGAGTTTACTCAGGCTCAACTCGAAGCCTTCGATACTATCGGTCTTAACCCGATCACGATGGACCCGACCTACGGTCTGATGGTAGTTAGCCAGAAGACAACGCAGGATCCGGATAATCTCAGTGACTGGTCGTATCTCGGTCACTCAATGGCTTTCGACCTCTTCAAGAGAGAAGTCCGAGACAATGTCATGGTGCCTCAGATCGGAAAGCCGAATGATAGTTACTACCAAGCAATGCGTCAACGCCAAGTTGAAGCCCTTCTCAATCGCCGAACGGGCGGAGCAGAGCCAATTTGGGCCGCAGGCAAAGTGGAAGTCGCCAATGTCAATACTTCGGATGTCAAGGCACAACGCAAATTCGCTATTCGCGTTACCGTAAAGGTCAATGTTTTCTCAGAGTATGTCGAGCTCACTTTTGTCAATGTGGCAGCCACGACTCAGATTTAACGAACCAATACTTACAAATCTAACCTCCACTAATTATATTAGTTAGTGGAGGTTTTTTATGGACCATTATATTTATGTTTATCTTGATCCCCGAGAGTCTGGGCAATATGTTTATGGAAATTTGCAATTTGATTATGAACCTTTCTATGTAGGAAAGGGTAAAGAAGATAGAGACACCCAGCATCTTCGAGATTTGTTTCACCTGGGGGGCCGAAAAAATACTTGCAAAGATAATAAATTAAAGGCAATAATACAACAAGGAAAAGCCCCTATTATTCTCCGATTAATAGAGAATCTGACAGATGATGAGGCCTGCGCGAAAGAAATAGAGATGATAGCATTAATAGGGCGGTCATGTGAAAAAACAGGCCCACTTACGAATTTACACAAGGGGGGCACAGGGGGATCTCAGCCGGAAGAGATTCGGAAACAAACGGGGCTCAAAATATCTCAGCGCTGGGCCGAAGGAGCCTACAAGAATAAAGTAGAAACTCCAATGACCGACGAACAAAAAGAAAAGATTCGTCAAGCGCATTTAGGGATGAAAGAAGATCCCGAGATTACTAAAAAAAGAGTCGCTGCTCGCGCGGGGTATAAGCACTCCGAAGAAACGAAACAGCACATTCGGGAAGGACAAAAAGTAGAACTTGCTAAACGTAATACAAAACAAAGTTGGGAAAACCCGGAGATTAGGAAAAAAAGATTAGAGGGAATCAAGGATAGCTGGGAAAAGAAAAAGGGCATCAAACGTCTATGGATAAACAATGGAGAGCAGAGTGGGTGTTATGAAGAACAGAACGCTAAAAAACTTCTTGAGCAAGGATGGATCAAGGGTCGATTACCCGTATTTTCACTACTACAAGGCCGTATACCCTCCGAAAAAACAAAACAAAAAATGAGAGAGACTGCGGCTCAACCCGAGAAAAAAGCAAAAAGGATAGAAAATTCTAAAAAGAATTGGGAATCGGAAGAATACAGAAAGCAACGATTGCAAACTCTACAAGAAACTTGCGCCACTCGCACTCTTCGAAAAAAAGTTTGGATACATACCGCAGAAGAAACGATTATGGTATATCAGGATGAGTTAGATAATTACCTAAATGAGGGGTATCAAGAAGGCCGCGGAGAGTCACTAAAAAAACGAGGCAGACAAGGAAAATCTTATTGGGTAAACAATGGAACTGAATCCAAAATGCTGCGAGAAGATAAAGCATTAGAACTCCTTGAACAAGATTGGGTTAAAGGTCGTCTATCGATCAAGAAAGACAAAAAATGGGCCCACTAATTATATAATGATCCGCGAGGACTTCGCGATACAAGGAGAATAAGCATGGCAAATCTTGCTTCAAATCAGGTAACAGCACTATTAGGCCTTGGTGCTGATGCTATGGATAATATGTTCGATATCGAGATCACCCCTCCGGCAGGTCTCACCACTTTTCAAGGTCTAGGTACCGGAAGGGCCGGTATACTTAGTGCCGCTGACCCAGGATTCCAAAACAATCTTACTATTCGCGCGGAAGGATTTGAACCCCCTTCGCTAAGCGTGAAAACTTATAAGGTAGGATACAAGGCGGTCAATATCGATCGTCCTTCTACAAAAATAGAAGGTGAGAGAGAATTTAAAATCACCTTCCGTCTTGATGCTAATTATCGCGCGTATCGTTTCCTCAGTGCTTGGAAATCTCTTATTATGCAGCAATCCACTGGCTATGTGACTAACGCTTTATGGGGAGACGGCGGCGATGAAGCTGGTCTTACACTTCCCATACCTGCAATCAATACAGTTTTTGGCCAAGTAATAGTATCCGCCCTTGCACGACCAATCTATCAAGATGGGGGATCTCCTTTCTCCGCACAGGGCGTTGATGCTGGTAAGTTTACTGATGGGACGTTATCGACATCCGCCGCTGCTTCTACAATGCCCGGTGCGATGGATAAGACTACGTGGCAATTTAATCACGTTTGGCTTGCTAAACTTGAGGAGCCAAAATATAAGACAGATGGCGGAGAAGCACTCAAGATCTCCGCGACCTTTAAATTCGGAGAATTCGGAGATCCCGTTTATCTACAATACGGTAACTTAGGATAATAAATTCCTGGGGAAGTGAGATCCATGGCTGAACTTAATTCTCAAATATCCGCCCTGCTCTCTGCGGGCGCGGATGCTATGGACAACTTATTCGATGTAAGCATAGATCTCCCTCCCGCCCTAACCTCTCTCATACCTGGGGGAATGCCCGGCGGGCGAGTCCCATTTACTCTTCGGTGTATGGGATTTACCCCTCCTAAGTTCACTTTAAAAACCTACGACGCACCTTATAAAACAATGAAGGTAAAACGCGCCGGCGGGAAAATTGAAGGAGAGCGTTCTTTTCAATTACAATTTCGCCTCGATGCCTATTATACGGTATATCGTCTTCTTCTTGCGTGGCGCAGCGCCCAAATGCAAGCCTCCTCTGGGTTTGCTTCTAACGCTGTGGATACTTATGATGGAAATAATAACTCCTTTTTAGGATCAATATTCGTCTCTGCGGCAGATAGCCCTGTCGCTCAGCAACTAGGAAAAGGGTATGATGCGGAAGGAGTTTCCCGAGGAGAAATCAGCGCTCAAACCGCCGCCCAAGGAGTATCCGTTGGCCTCGGCTGGGTCTTTCAAGACGCTTGGATTATGGATATGGAAAATCCAAAATTTACAACTGGTGCCGGAGAGATTCAACTTATTTCTGTTACTTTTGGATTTGGAAACTACATAGATTCACAAGCATATGATTTCACATACGGAGAATCAAAGACATATCAAAATATGATTCCCGACACGACAGGGGTCTCACTTCAAGCCTCAATAAATGCCGGTATAGCAGCAGCCTCGGCAGCCAATGCGGCGACTGGACTCGCAAGACTACAAGCGGCACAAGGTGGTGGTAATACTGGGGCCTCTTCAGCAAGCATGGCTGCCGATAAGGCCGCCGCAGCCGCTGCTAATAAAGCACGACTCTAACGCTAGTTTTTACAAGATCATTCCCAACACTAATTAGATATGTCAACGTTATCTACTGGTCTACAAATACAGCAAAAAATACCGGGCTTCATGCCCAATCTCTTTGAGGTTTCTATCTTTGGCGAAGATGGATCTGGCAATTCCAGTTTTCCTTTTACAGAATATTACACTGGTGCCGACGCGAGCAAGTCCTCACAATATTATTGCACCGCCTACGAGTTGCCGGCCCCCGCGCTTGGTTTTAAACGAGACCCTCTTAGTAAAAAATTCTACGCGGAAAAATATACTATTCCCGAAACAGTGAGTATTACCTGGCAAGAAAATCAAGAATTACAAGTTTGGAAATATCATCAAGATTGGCTTCGCTGCTTTTATAATAGGGAGACAGATCAATTTATTAGCGGCTCAAGCGGCAAGAAAAGAAATGCGCATATCACTATTCAAAGATATAACTCAAATCAAACAGATTTCTTAAGTACAGATTTAATAAATACATATACAATCAAATTAGCCGGGCTTATTCCCCAAAGTCTTCCTCCCCTACGAGGGGACTGGAATCAAGATGCTAGTAATTCGATGGGGCTTGCTATAAAATACTACGTGGATTATGTGGCTATACTTGATCCCACCGATACCTTCACGGGGGCCCAATAATGTCATCAATCATACAACGCAACATACAACAACTCGGACAAAAATTCCTCAAGAATAACAATTACTTGGACATAGATTATCGTGGGTTTGTCAGTGAGTCTCATGATCCAACAATAGAATCAGGCCAAGTATTAATCAATGATCTTAAAATTTGGATTCAATCTACTAAGGGCGATTATTATCGGCGGTTTTCGATGGGTGGATTCTTCGACACTATTCAACAATACCCGCTTAATAATGAGGGAGCGATTTCTCTTTCTAGCGCGCTTAAATCAGCCATCTCCGCTAATTTTTCAACCATTACAATTTTAACTCTTCAAGTAACCCCTAATTATCAAAATCGCGCCTGGGTGTTACAACTAGTAGTTAGGGATAACATCACGGGAGCCATCGCTCCGGTTACAACTTCAGTTCAGTCGACTACCTAAACTATATTACTCTAATTTCCGGAAGTTCACTAATGGCACTAATTGTATATCAGGTGTATCATAAAGACCCCTTATATAATTAATGGGAACTTTTGGGGGATGGCATGGCCAAGCGATTTGATTCAGAATCAATATTCAATAGATTGATGAGCCGAATGGAGGTTAATCTCAATTGGGCTATTCTATCTCAAAATGGTGTCATTGCCGCCATGATGGATGCTTTTGCAGATAGACTATCTGAAATTTCTCGTTATGCAGAGTACTTGTTAGCAGAAAAAAAGTGGACTACGGCTCAGAACATCTCATCTCTCAATACCCAAGCTGGGCTAACCGGATACAAGTCTCATAGAATGAGATCTGCAATATCTTACGTGATTGTTTCCCATACGGATCAAAATGGCACCAATCGACTAGCTAATTATGGCCGCACGTTTTTTAATTTAAGTGATAGGTCGAATTTTGACAATATTACAGAGGACCCCGACCCCCAAAGCCTTCTCCGATCCCAAGCTTTAGTTCCTTGGACATATGATACTCCTTACATAATTCCGCGAGGCACCCGCTTTATCTCTTCTAATGGTGTGGAGTTTATCTCTATTCAAGCATTAGCATCTCGAACTTTAAAAGAGCCATATGATGTTATTGTAAATAGTTCTTCTCGTTACTCCGCCTTTCTTAATGCCGGGGGGTGGGAAGGTATTAAATATCTCAAGATCCCTGTGATCCAAGGTAAAGTTAAAACTTCAACCTTGGGTACTGCGGCAGGCACCCGATTCGAGTCGATGATACTTTCTCTCACTAACTGCGAAGATGCCTCAAACAATATTTCGAAGGATTTTTTAGTAGTAAAAGTAAATCCAACCCCCCTCTCGCCAGAAAATGCTCAACAATGGATTCAAATTCCCAATATTTTGCTTGCTGGCCCTCTTGACAAAGTTTTTGAAGTTACGAATATGCCAAATTACTCGGGTGTAATTTTTAAATTTGGGGATGGAATCACGGGCCAGAAATTAAGTGCTAACTCTACCGTCACAGTATCTTATCTTGAAACTGCCGGCGCTGCGGGGAATATAGATAAAAAATATCAAGTGACTTCGATAGCATTTCCTATAGGGACTCAAATGATAGATCCGCGAACAAATACGGTATCTAATTTTCTTAGCGTAACAAACGAAGCTTCTATTCTCGGGGGCAGAGACCCTGACTCACAAGAGGATATTCGAACCAACGCTCCGCTAGACTACTTAGAATACTACGCGATAGCAACAACGGCTGCATACGAAAAGCAAATTTTACAATACGCTCAAATTGGTCTGGACAAAGTAAAAGTATTTGCGGGAAATGCCACAAATCTCCTAACTTTGATTGGGGACATTGCAGGATCTAATAGAGGCCCTCTTGTGACCGGGGTTTCTCAATCTGTTTTATATGTTACGGCTATTTCTTCAACGGGAGAAGTTATTGAAAACGCGCAAGACGCGTTTGTAACCCCAGTAACTCAAGCCATTGGAAACCTAAAAGCCCCATCTGATACTTTAGTGTATGTAGACCCTTCTCTCATTCAATTAAGATTAAATACTACGGTTTACTCGGACGCCACCAATCGATCAGATCAAGATGTTATTAACGCAGAGTCTGCTGCGCTGCAAGCGGCATATTCCATTTTTAATGTGGATTTCAACACCCCATTTTATAATTCCGAATATGTAGCATTAACCCAGTCATTCCCATTTGTTAAGTTCACAGACACATTTATAGAGGCCATAGCTGATACCCCGTTGGCCCTCGATAATATTACTTTTCCTCTCGCATCACTATCCTCTCTAGGAAATAACACGCCGCCTGGCGGGGATACGGCATACCCTATTCTATATAAAATAGGGTTCACCTTTAATCCTATTTTTGGGAGCAATTCTTATGCATTAGGTTTTGCAAATTATAAGCAAAATTCACCATATTTGTTGCGTATTGATTTACAGTTTATCAATAATCCGATTGCCGCGGCATCATTAAATAGAACTTTCTTTTTATTTGATGATCGCGCATTGTATAATCCAACATATTTAGGGGCCCCTTTACAAGATGCTATTTCAATTAATGACGCTAAGTATCTTAATCTAGATGGTAGCCCCGTAATTACTAATGGAGCCGTATATTCAGATTGGGTAAGGCCCGAGGAAACCTTTGAGAATTATAATCGCGCGGCGAGGGTTGCTCAATACTCATATATTTCCAATATTACAGACGTTTCCTTTATGGCGGGTTCTCGAGATTTTACCAAAGGTCCTTTCGAAATTCGCCCGTATTATGTAGATAATACCGGGAGCAACACAATATTCACTGCGGCAGATGTTACTTGGCCCGCGGGAACGCTCGACCCACGAGTTATGCTTCCTGGTGATGTCCAGTGTTATAGAAAAGACTGGAGATATATTGATTATTTAGATATAAATTTTTTAGAGAATTACGACATGGCGAGTTCAGATATATTTGCCACGGGGTCTTTGGTAATTCCTGGAAATTATTTTGGATTTTCTAGCGCAGTTACCGAAAATAAAGAACAGTTTGTCGGCGCACTTAATAATTTTGTTTCTATAAAAGCGTATGCTCGTCCGTTACTTACGGATCTCGAACCACAAAATTGGAATGAGATTATTTTTGTTTCTAATGAAGATATTAAAGTAGAACGTTTAAAAACGGCGATATAAGAAAGAGGTAAGGGATGTCGGATATTATATCAGTCATGGGTGCTAGCGCGGCCTACACTTCAGACACAGAATTTACTCTCGTAAAAAGGGTACAATTAACTAATGAAGTACCTTCCTCATCTTTAGCCGCACTATTACCCACAGGACTACGAAATGATTTTTGGAAATATTTTGTAGGATCAACTAAAACAGAGCACGAAATACCCACCATCTCCACAGGGGGTACCATTGATACTCAAGTTATGAAAATAGTCAATGGGGTAGTTTCCTCAGATTATGGCCCCCCGGCAATTGCTGGCACTACTTATTCTTCTTTAGATATTGAAGGAGTAATTCAACCTGAATTAGACCTTTTTCTTCATGAGTTATATCGGTATCTAGATCATTTATATCCGGATCATCCCGATTACTCACTCTTGCTTACCCCCATAGAACTTAACGATGCTTTTTTCGCCGCCGCTGCAATTATTGGGTATACCCCTGATTACCGATTTCTAGGAATTTGGTCTCAATCTATTACTGGAGCCACCCTTACTCAAGAGGAACTGAAATGGAAGATTCGAGATCTTCGATCCGCGGCGTATCGACGTAAATTCAATGGATCCTACAGTGGATATAAAAGTATTTTTTCTTCTATGTATCGCCACGGGTCTGTGTATGCTACGGGCACGTATATCCCGAAAACAATTATTAATTCTCTTGATGTTACCAGTAAGAACTTTTTTAGAATGTTCAGGCTTATTGATTTTTTAGGCGTCAACGATTCCATTTACAAGGAATCAACAGAGGCCGCTTTTAACGGAATTATAGACCCTTCTGATCTATATTCCATTTATGAAATTACTCCTCAGTTATTATCTAATGACATATCCGTTCTCTCTAAAATTTCTTTTGGGGCCTTCATTGCTGACACGGATCAGATACTAATTCCTACCGCTTCTGCGGGGATTACGGTGCAATCTAAATCGACAGTCCCTTATTATTATGATTCTAATTATATTTTACATCGAATTGGGCTATCAGGTCGCGGCTTAGCAAGTTCCCGCAAGTACACTATCACTCATAGAGGGGTGAGACAAACAGACCAAATCACTCTTTCTCCTCGGCCTTTTGGTATTTTAGGCTCCTTTTCTTTACCAGCATCCGTAGCGCTAAAGATGTATCCTAAGGATACTTTAGCGATGACGCCCATCGCAGCAATATCTTTTGGCGAAGATACTCTTATTATTGATGATCTCATTCAAGATTCCTATGTTACAACAACAGGTTATAGTCAAGCAGATGTTGCGAGAATCATAGAAACCGCTCCTGGTGTAATTACGATTTTTACTAATCCGGCATCGGCACCAATTATTACTCAGCCGCCAGCAACAGATATATTATCCTTTGGGTTTAATATTCAAATCACTCAATATATAAATACAGAAATTACTCATTCTTATGTATTTCTTGAAGGCTTAGTTACCTACGTTCTTGGGACAGGCACGGCTCTTTCCAGCGCTTCGCTCAAAATTCTTTGCGTACCAGAGATCAATCCAATTACGGGGGAAACAAACAATCGTGATCTTTTTATAAATGCCGTAGGATACCCCACAATTGCTGTGGGCAATTATGTGGACATTTGTGCGTATAACATAATAACTTCTACCTGGGATGTTATTTCTAATACATATGGATGGATCGATTCTATTGATTATGGGAGTGTAATAACTAATGAAATGACGCGTTTCGGGGTTACCTTAGGATCCCCAGCAACTTTTACCCCGGATGATTTTTTGCCTTGGGAGCAAAGAGCTTCTTCTTCTTTTGTTGCGAGCACCAATTCTTTTGTCAACGGCACAATTCCAGGAACTATTTTATCTGACTCGCCAACTGAGATCGCTGTGTTCGAAGGGAATTCGGAATCCTTGAGAGCAGAGTCTTTAACGGCTGGAGATTCTATTTATGGCCCTGGGTTACAAGTTGGCACTATCGTTGTAAGCTCCACCGCTCGCTCGATTATAATTTCACCCGCCGCAATTCAATTCGGATCTTTTACTTATACTGTTACTATGAAGCATAATACAGGTGCGATTTCTTCACCAAAAATCTTTGATTTTAAAAAAGATTTATTCACCCAGTACCCAACACTAACTTCTTCTGCGTTTGATTTTCTCTGGCCCTCATCAACTTGGCCAGAAGTTAGCCAAGGGTATCTTGAAGGCGTGATAGACACATCCCTATACTCATATCCCGCTGGCCTCCCCTCTGGTATTACTTTACCGGCTAATGTATATATAGATCGCAATGTAGTCCTTGATTTATCTCTCGATAGACCCTTGTATCATCCAAATACCTTAGGATTAACAGGAGGTGCAGGCCAATACCTCTGTTTATGTGACACCCCCTGGTTAGACTATTTGGAATTTTTTGCTAATCAATCCAAGAGAGCAACAGAGCAAGTATATGTCGGCGCGCAGATCAATCTTACAACAGATACTTCTGGATTATATACTATCATTCCTGGCATGAGTTATACGGATCCCGCAATTCAAGCCAAATTCACAATAATACCCCAGAATTATAATCCTAACCCCCAACCAGCATATATTCAGTTAGGGGTCGGCGGCGAATTGAAATCGCAATTATTTGTATCAATTGATTCTTTAATTCGTCCTTCTATTTTCGGGTCTGCTTTTTACGATCAATCAGGAAGAGATGAAACGGTGGGAGAAACTCGCCGAAGCACGTATTTCTCTAAAGGAAGTAATGTAGCTTCTGGCTTTGCAAATATTGCTACTAGTTTACAACTGGAAGCCCCTGTTTTTGAAACGCCAGTTGGAGAATATGAAAATATAAGTGGCCCAGCAGCAACCGATAGCCAAGGATTTGCGACATATACAAGCGGTCTAACAGACCCTGATAATCCTACTAATTCCTATCACGTTATTCATTCGATAGTGTATCCTCAGCGTTTTCAGGATATTTCAATAAATCTAGGATCGGGGAGTTCCTTAATTATCAATCCACCGGCCATGATAGAGCTTCAGCGCTTACCAGCCCCCTGGGCCTATCGAGGTAATTGGTCCCCCACACCTGCACCAACCTCCATAGAAACCCAACCCATAACTTTAGTACCAAATTGGCCATCCGGAACTACCTATGCTAATAAAAATTATTTTATTATACAAGAGACAGCGACTATTGGGGCCCTCTCTTTCATAAAAGGGGACTGGATTGTATGGGACGGAGCTCAATGGGTAAATAAAATATGGTCATTGCAGGGATCCTTAAAAATCGATCATTCTGGAAATATATCTCTCCCAGATATCTCTGCTCTCAGCACTCTTGCTGGCATCTTTCCTTATTATATTGTTATAGAAGAAGGGCGCATCCTCGAACTCGGAGATGTACATATAGGAGATTGGGTAATTGCTGCCGAAGGAACTCCTTCAAACCCCACGTGGATATTGTCCACAGGACAAAGTTATGATGCTCTGCGCAATACAGTTTATTCAGATACATTATCTGCTTCAGATTATTCTGAAATTACTCAGAATATTATAAAAATTCTTGGCGATACCGTTTTTAAGTATCAACTTCCTCGAAAATTTCTCGCTCCGGGTTCCTGCAACTTACGATTTCTAATTAAACCTAGTTATAATGCTATAGATAAATCCGGGGCATTTTATAATTTTACTGCGGCGGCCCTTCTCTATGATACTGCAGAAGAGTCTTTTTATGTGCAAGACACATCTTTAGATTCTTTATTGATTTATTTTCAGGAAGGATCAAGCATAGAAACTGATTTTTTTAATACGGTTAACTCCGACGGGACTCAAACACAATTTAATGTCAAGTCCTCTGTAGAACCTATTAAACATTATGTTCAGTTTCGTGAACCTCAATACTTTAAAAATCTCGGCACTGTGATTGGATCTGTTAGTGCAGAATTTCCAAAGCAGCTTTCTCTTATCTCAGGGTTTGATTTCCCAATTTCTCAGATTTCACCAACGGATATTATGATATCTGGGTCACAAATCAAACTTCGAAATAATTATTCATCAGTATTCGAAAATACCTTTTTTACTCACTATGTTACTTTACAAGGTATGCTATCTACTTCTGACATCACGAATCATACTCTGGTCCCTGTAACAGGAACAGGGACCGATTCTACCTTTCTTGCAGAATTTTCTTCAGCAGCATCACATCTTACAATAGGAGATCAAGTATTAATCACTGAGCCAGCGGTGGCTCGGCAATATGATGCAACATACGAAACACGCTATTATAAAAATTTACTTGCAATAGCGGGTACTGTTTCTCAAAGTGATCCTACTACGTTGCTTCCGATTGGAAACGGGTCTGAGGATCTAGCTTCTTTTGCAGCGGCGATGAATCTAATAAGCACAGGGGATAGTACTTATGGTATTTTTATTCTTGGCGGCTCCTCTTTTTCCACAGGAGCGCATCAATTGCCTTTTACCGGGGCACTCTCGGCTGCCTGCAATCGCAGCGCGCCCTTACTTTGGATTGTAGGCGGCGTAGGCGGTCAATTAGCAAAATCTTCCGACGGGTCAACTTGGACTCCCATTTCTTTCTCGACCTGGGGGGTTGGAAATATTCGAAAAGTATATTTCACGATTACATCCTCAGGCATGGGCCAGTGGAGAATAGTTGGTGATAATGGTAAATGCGCCTGGTCTCAGGATAACGGAGTCAGCTGGTTTATGGATGCAATCCCCGGCTGGGGAACCACTCGCATTAATGATATCAGTTACATGAATGATACGTGGGTAATCGTGGGAGATAGTGGGAAACTCGCTTATCTTAATGCGGAGCTCGCCGGCGCCACAGTCTGGACTATTCCCAGCAGTTCGGGCTTCGGCGCAACTACGATCCGGACAGTATCAAGCGGCAATAATACTTGGATGACAGGTGGTGGGGATACTTCAGGCCCTGGAATTCTTTCTATATCTATGGATTCAGGTGTCACTTGGAATTCTGCCCCCATGAATAGTACCACCTGGGGAGATAATTATATTACCTCCATCCTGTGTAACAATGAAGCGGCTAACCGTACTTGGGTAGTGGCGGGGATAAACGGCAGGATCGCTTATTCTGTGGACGATGGTGTGAATTGGGCATCGTGCGCTGCGCTCCCCACCAATTGGAGCTCTGCAAATATAAATAATATTTCTTACGGATATGGAGTATGGACTATTGTTGGAGATCAGGGGCGAATAGCGACCTCAATCGACGGCATAACCTGGGTAATGAGTACTGCCCCCTCAACATTAAGTACAACTAACTTGAGGGCGGCCGCCCACGGTGCTAGTTTAATAAATGGTATAGAAGACCTGATCGTGGGAGATTCTAATCTCATAGCATATTCCAGTAGCCTCAATTTATCACAAGGGTCCCGAACAGTTCAAGGAACTTTCTCGGGCAGCTCCTCTATTAGTTTTAATTCAGATATCGTATCCTGGGTCTCAGGGGATCCCTTGATAAAAACAGTGTTGATCACATTATATACTAAGTTATCCGTTGAGTGTGAGTTAATCGGAATACCTTTAACTCGAATTCCCCTATTTTCTTTAGGAGATCAGTTAGTATTGCCTGTGGCAGTTGTTACTTCTTCGTATTCTCAAGCCAATAGGGTTTATTACCCCAGCACTGACCCCGCGGTTCACGTCGGATACCCAGCATATGCAGAAGACTCTTCTCTTTATTACACGGATTCTAATAATCAACCAATTCTTTATGTAAATTCAAATAATGATAAACTATATCTCTGTGATGTTGCCGGAAATTACGTAAATTCGGTTTACTCTACACTCCCTATTTCTTCTTTCATGATGTATTCCACCAACTATGGGATTCAATTCAACGATACTCGCCAATTTTCCTATACGCCAAAATACCCCACTTATGCAGATTGGCTCGCGGGCAGTGGTCGATTAATTTTAAGACCCTCTGTAGCAATATCAAACATCATTATTTCGGTGTCCTCTTCATCCATTGTGTTTCGTGATGCACTCGCCCTCCCCTCAGGGAATAATATTCTTATATTGACTATCATGCCTACGGTCATCACCGGGACCGTCACTACGGCCTCCCTACCCGCTTACGAGTTTTCTTCAATACCCCCTCCTTCAGTTCCTTACGCGATCAATAATAACGCAACGGGTATTTATATTCCAGATGGAGGATATGGAACTTGGATAGGGTATAGTTCTATTACAGATTATCTTCCTTGGATTGAGGACACTGCGGCATTCCACACTAACCCGTTAGTGAATATGAACGGAACTCCTGTGTATCTTTGTAATGCCGACGGAACTTTTAGAACAACCACTAGCGGAGACCTTATTCCAATGCAGGCCCCCGAATATTTTACTTTCCAAGAACTTATTACTAACCTTGGTCGAGAAATTGATGTAGGGGGGTGCAAAGGAAAATGGACGCCAATCGCTACAGGATCTCCAGCAGTCCCCGTTTATCCTGACTCCGCGGAGCTCTCAATTAATGATTATTTTCTTATTACACAAACAGTCGCCATTAGTACCTTTACTTTCACTCAAGGAGATTGGTTAGTTTGGGATGGAGCACAATGGACTGACGCCCCCCCAACAAACCCTGTTGTAACTAAAGTAGATATAGCCAACAATACTATTTATTTTTCTAAATCTCTTTCCTCTACTTCAAAATATCTTCGTCTCCATATGCTCACAATTGCTTCCTTTGAACCTATGACAACAGATCTCAATAGCCCTCTTAGAATTTATAGCCTATTACAAACGCAGTTAAACAAGTATACTCCAGATAGGGTGTATTACGCAACAAGCGCCTACCCCCCATATAGTTCCCGTCCTGATTTATATCTCAATAATGCGTTCATTAATTCAAATGATGCGGTAGTGTATTATTGTGACGCGAACGGCAATTACGTAGATGAAACTCTCACAACAAATACAGCGAGCCCAACTAGCCGATATCAGCCCCCAATGCCTAAGTACAAATTTTGTCAAGATTGGTATAAGGAAGAACAATATTTAGAGGGGCAGGAAAATAATCCATACTGGCAATTTATAATAATTAAAGATGTTTTTGATTCTGATTCTAATACCTGGTCTCAAAAAGCAACCGTAAATCGCAAAAACAAAAGTGCCACGGGAACTCAGCTAGTATTCCAGGAAATTACCGATGGGTCTAACTACTTAACAGTACAAAAAGGATTGGAACATACTTCAACATTCACCTCTTTTTCTGTAAGCGCCGCTCCATATATTGATTATATCAAGGGTATCATTACTCTATTGATCGTGGTGAACCCTACATATTCCCGGCCGGCAGCAGAAATAGAAACGGACTTCGAGCAATATGGTATTAAATTCATCTCAAATATAGAAATGACTAATATTTCTTCAACAACAGAAATCATTCATTCTTTAATTAATAGTACGCTCACCACAGATTATCAGGTTAACACCACCCAAAATTTTGCGAATGCACAAGATAAAAAAAGTTCAATTGTAGCTATTACTGAAATGGGGGTCTTCAATACCGATGACACTATGATCGCCTACGCCACCTTCCCTCCAATTATCTACAATAGCGCGAAACACCACCTTTCGTTGAACTTGTTTATTAAACAAGGGCAGTTCTCATCAGTATAGAGACTAATTAGAAAGGAGACTTCCGCATGGCAAATCCGATTCAAAAGGCTCCGTGGAAAATATCGTTCGCCCCCACTGGTAATGGCCCCTATGCAGTTAAAGTAAGGTTATATGATCTGCTTTTTAATTCAGAGACAGATGTTGCTTGGTATCTTACTGATGGCGCCGGGTTGAATCTCCCCCACGATATTATTTTGTTCGACCCTTCAATTTACTCTTCTTCAGGCGGTGGTTCGATATCTCCTCCGGCATTAAGAAACTCTAGACAAAGCCATGGTTTTTTTCTGACAAAAGTCACGTATGATGCACGTGCAACTTCCACCTGGGTGCCTGATGTATCCTATGCAGCGATACCAGATTCATCTGATGCCCACTATAATCAGCAGGGATATTACATTCACGACTCTTCAGCCGCCCTACCTCCCTTAGAAGTAGATTATACGACTATTGCTAACATGACATATTATGATACGTCATTAAACTCCACCGTATTCACGGATCTCTTAGACCCCTCGGCGCCCTACGAAACATCAACGAATCCTTACATGTGTTATGTTTCAAGCGTCACTTTAGGCATCTCAGGGCTATCTGCAGCCTCATCATCCGCGCTGATCCTCAGTAGTCCTGATTTAGCTCTGCAGGCGACTATTCCCGGATCTTCTTTACAACCATACACCCGTATTTGTATGCGAGCAGATATTACTAATTCCGAAATAGTCTCCATACTTCAGTTTTTTACTCGATACGGAATTAATAATGACAACTCCTCGATCCTAACCACCCAAGTGCCGGATCTTATTGATCCTACAAAAAACACGCATCTTTTAGACATAGAAATTTGGGTTCGTTGTTCTTTCTTTGCAGATTATATTACTCCTTCTCCCTTCGAGCAGGATTTAACTACGGGGTCTCAAGTCGCTCACGAGAATCTTATTATTGGTCAAGGAGACTTCTCCCGGTTCACCCGAGAGATCAACCCTAATGAAATTATCCCCTATCTCCCCGCAACTCCCCCTCGAAACGACATAACAGGAATAACGCTAGTTGCTGACGCAGGCCTCTTTCCAATCCCTTCTGTGACGGGCGCCTATAATAGCGCCACCACGGTATCAAATATCCCTGTTGGTTGGGTAAACCCCGAATTACAAAGCGGCGCCATCACAGGAGGCTTAGTAGCCGTTCCTCTCAAGGGTAACGCATATGTGAGCGGTCGCATTTTCTCCCCGACAATTGATGAGCTTTGGATCTATATCAAAAAACTTGTTGATGGCCAGGGCACCGGGGCAGTATCCTCTACTTTAACAGAGCCAACAATAAGCCTGCCGGGCGGCCATATTGGCGACCCTATTTCTGCCGACGGCACATCATATGTTGCAGCGCCTTCGAGTATTTCTTACTCTGTAGACACAACAATACAATCTATAATCAATGCAATTCTTCCTAACAGCTACGCGAATTATGTTCCGATTTCTAATCCCACACCACGAACTAACCCGTATTCTTTACGAGAGCTAGAATCTATTGTTGATAATCTGCAATATAATTCACGAACAGCCGTGGGCTTCTTTGCTGCAAATGCGGTAAGCACCGGCAATATAAATACAAGCATTGGAACAGTATATCAACTACATGCTAATTATACTCCAGAATCCCCCAGCGCCTGGCACTGGTCTGTAGCTAACACCTATAATGCGGCGGAAAGCGCTATTAATTACGGTGCGGCGCTTCCACAGGCAACAAATTATGATAGGGCGGCTGACTTCATCGCCGGGGACTCCTATCTATCAGCAGATGGAAAGTGGCATTATTTATTTGATCATGTGCGAATTCCGGTTCTTGCAGAAACTTACTAATTGATAAGAGGGTATAATGTCAGCACATAATGAAGGATTAACATGGTTTGCTAGGCGAACGGGCCAATTTCGTTACTCTGTCAACGGCCATGATCAGTGGCTCCAGCCCCTCAGTATCTATACCGCTGGCGAAGATGTCAAACGAGGCCAACCTGTCTCTATAGTTGTTCATGCTGATACTCAGGATGCTATTTTACAATCTTATGGCATAGTAACTGCGACTCAAACAGGCAATGACAATGTAGTCGTTCTTACTCGCTCAGATCGTCACACCTATTCAATCGGCTTTGCAATGGAATCTGTTATCGCGGGTGAGACTATTCATGTGTTAGAAAGCGGCCGGCTTTGTTATTTGGCAACAAATAGTGCAACGGAATATTGGCCGGGTATTTTCACCGACGCGTCGCGCGGACTTATGGTATATGCAGGCCCCGCCGCAGGATCTTTTACCTTCAGTTCTGTTGAGGCGGTCACGGGAGGCCGCAATCTAATTCAATTAGGATCTATTTCTAATACGATAATCTCAGGGGCGAATCTTACTGAAGTAGATATTGAAGTATCAATCACCGGTGATGGTCGCGGGCCTATCGATAACACCCAGTTTGAAATGGTGACAGGCGAGGTGATTGATTATACCGGCTCCCCCCCTTACAACTTCCCCCCTCTATGCGCTATTTCAGATGGAACCGTAGGTATCGCAGGAACCGCTATTCTTGCCGATAGTAGATTTAGGAACAAATCGAATGTAATTGGCTTTATGCTTAACGCATCGCAAGTAGCCCCCTTCCCAATTGGTTCTAATTGCATCTTTCTTCGTAAAGGCAGATTGAATGTTTCTGGCGCCGTTAATGCTCTTATTCCCGGCGCCCGTTATTATTTAGCTAATGATGGCCAAATCACTACCTCAAGTGGATCAGTAGTTTATCCTAATGCATTGGTAGAGGTGGGGACTGCGGTGTCCGCCACGGAACTCATTGTTGATATTAGTTTACCTCTCCTTGGAGTTTCTGACTATCCATTAGGAACACTCCGGCCTCTAACCGGTGACAATACCGTCTCTGGTTATTTGGTTTGCGATGGTATTCTCCAACATTTAATTATTGACTATGTAGAATTTTACAACTGGGCGCTAACTCAACCGCTAAATTCCGTTATCACTATTGTTGGTGCTGCCCCCGGACATTTCATAGTGGCCGAACAAATCAACCCGGCGTCGTCACTTCCCTTCCAGATCGTGGCCTATACCCCCAGTTACGAACCTCTATCCACTATCACAGATTATCGACGAGAAACAGGCACAACATCTATCACAGGCACTCTCACGATGGACCTCACTCCCTTCACTATCAGCGGCCCTCAAAACAGTATAGGATTGGCCCTCGACCAATTTCTTCCTGAACTATTTATAGATATTGGTGGGATCTCGACAAAAGTTTCGGCGGATTCATGGACACTCTCAGGGACTATTCTCACCGGAACAGTAGCCGCCCACACTAACGCGGCATACATCTTAGTTGTTTATCGACCGGAGGCCCTTGCTAGATATCAAGAAGCAACAAATATCCTGAGTGTAGTTAATACCTCCAGTGGCTACGCCATTAACTCAACCGCCATGATAGATCGACTTCAAAACGACGGAATAGCAGAAACACTTATCTTAGGCAGTAATGTTTCAGGATCCATTGTAAGAATTTTAGGTAATGTGCAATTCGGGGATAGTAGTGCGTTGGATGGTTTGACTATTGAAGGTCAGATTGTTGTCAAAACGGATGGGGGTGTGCAAACCCTTTCTATTGATAATGCAACGGGGCTCATAACCGCAGTAAACACCGCCCAAAATTATCCGTCCGCTGATGGCCATCTTGTTAATAAAGCATATTCCGATTTACATGGAATACATACAACAGTAGCTATCGGTGGATCAATCGTTAATGGGTCTTTTACTAATACAGCAACAGTTCATGGTATTTCAATGGGGGCAACTGGCGGGTTTGATGCAGATATGATTGATGAGCGCCATGTGGGTGGCTATGGCTGGAGATCCGACTCAGTGCCGACGGCCTCAAGCGGAGTTCCTGTGGCCAGATCAGCCTGGGTTCCTGAAATCACTTCCACCGGTGTGGCCGAATTGGGTAGTCAAGTCAATTTTTACTTGACTTCATTTGTCGCAAAACCGGCAGTGGGGCTTATAGCAACATCTTTAATAATCAAAGGGACTACCTCTGGCAACCCCTCGTATGCTCCCACTAATCCTTACCTGCAAATACTTAATAATGGTTCAAGTCTACTACAAGCCGTTCAAATTGGTAATCCTATTGCCGGCAACGCAGTAAATTTAATTTCTGTTAATAATTCACTTCTAGTTACTAGTGACAGCACCCCCAACGCAGCCCCTGTATCGTGGGCCACGATCAAAGCAGCGGCATTCCAGACAGTATCTACTATTCAAGCAAAGAAAAAAGTCATTCCTTTTACAAAATCAGGCCTTGAAATTATTAAAGAGACAGAAATAGTTCAGTATGAGCTTAAAACCGAAGACAGGCTACGAGTAGGTTTCATAGCGGAATGGACTGATGAACTTTTAGCAGGAAAGAATCATGATGAGAATGATCTTGGCACTACTCTTGGAGTAGCGCTTAAAGCCATTCAAGAACTCGCTGCGCTTGGTGAAGAATTGCAGAAAGATAATAAAAAACTACAGCAGGAGATTGAGGTTTTAAAAGAGACAGCTATTCAACAGCTCAAAGATGATAAGGAACTGTTGAAAGAAGAGATCGAAGTCTTAAAAACAGCGGCTATTAAAGCTAAACTTCCTGTTATGATTGTTCCTCTTGATCTCACTTAAGACTTTTTAACCTTATCATCGACAACTTCTGTGATAGCCGCTAATGCATTATTCCCGTGCATAGCTTCGAGGATCTGATTTAACTGGACAATTCCTTGCAACACATCTTTGCTGGCTTTTTTGAAAACTTTTTCATCCGTGTATGAGGAAGACCCCGGTAATTGATGCGTCTCTATTTCAGCATGGACTTTTGCAGCCTGTATCCCCATGATCGGATTAATAATCGTAGACATGGCGCCTGTATTTCCACCCTGAACTTGGGTATAAAAATCCATCAATTGTTTTACATTCGCCTCACCCAACCGGACAAGAATCGCCTCTTTAATTTCCGATTCAAAGTCTCTATTATCCTGAACATGCCTAAAGCTATCTCTGACGAATTCAGTCAAGGAAGACTCAATAGAGGAGACAGGGTCATCAATCCTAACAGCAGTGACAGCGGCAGACTCTTGCCCCATAGAATCGCTTAGTTGATTAAGCATTTGCATCGAAGTTCCTTCATTCATAATTGCCTGCTCCGTGCAATCGCATTTTCATACGATCCGCAATATACTTGAGAAAGGATTGATACTGTTGCATTCTGATCCCGTATTTGATTGTGGGAAGTTCTGAGTCGCCGATCAACTCTTTAATTTCCGTCCACTCTTTGCCTTCAATATTTTTATAATAATAGCATATAGCAAGTTGGATTGTATCTTTGAAATCTTCTTTGCGCGGGAAAATAATTGTTTTTCCGTCGAGTAGCTGTAAAAGATCCGTGAATCTATCCAACCCCAAAAGGTCATAAACTTCCACTAAAGATAATAGTGCTTCATTCTTTTCTGCATTCTTGAAAAGATGTAGACGGATAATATCTTCAATTATTTTCTTTGATTGATCTGTCTTGATTGTTTCCTGCACCTTCTGTTGAAATACAGACTTGGGGGTCTTATACATGTTTTATGTCTCCTCGTAATTAGTGGCGCATTAAAAATCCAAAGGTATACTAATTATCTTAGAGGGTAAATTATGACAGACACACAGCATTTTATGGTCTCAATAGATGAAGGAAATTCGCAAGGCGTTTATTGCGCATATTGCGGAGAAAAAATAATTCCCTCCAAAGATGATTTAGGGGGGTATAGTTTTCAGTGCTCCTGTAATGACGCATTAAGCGAGCAGCGCCTATACCAGATGAAGGCAGATGTAGAAAAAGAACTTGGAGCATTTCTTCAAGAGAAAACTACCTCAATGCAAATCAACGAAATCCGCACGCGCATCGTTATTTACGAGCAGCATACACATGGATTGAAAATAAAATTACAAGAATTGATGAATAGAGAAGCAGGAGTTGTTCCTGAGGAAGGAGTCTCTACCCTGGTAGTAAAACTCCCTGAGCCAGAGGAAGTTCCTATGGAACTTTTTGATGAAGTGTTTGTAGGGCCCGAGGACGAGAGCAATCTCGCTCAGGCTGACCTTCATGTTTCCTCGAATTTTTCTATCCCTGAAGAAATACCAGAAGGAGAAGAGCTATCAGAAGAGGCATTTGAAGAAATTGTTCTCCCCGCTGAAGAGTTACCCATTATTGAAGAATCTGTTCCTTTTGCTGAGGAATTTGAAGAAGAAGAGGGTATACTATAAACAGGATATCATTGACCCCGATGTCCTCTCTCCTCCTTAAACCCAGCTAACCACTGGGTTTTTTATGCGCGAATGATTTTCTGCGGTGTATATTTATCAAGAGAGGAGTGTATATGGAACTCAACTTATCTATTACTGAGATTGATAATGGGTATCTGGTTCATACGGGAGGATCAACCTTCCAGTCCCTCGCTGCAACGAATCGCGCGTTTGTCGGCTCTAAGGATAATCCAACAGTCGCAGAGGAGTTCTTGCAATTCGTCAGCGAGGAAATCCTGTTCAAACTAATGGGCCGCTCTAAGCACTTTGGAGGGAATATACACGGGCGAGTCAAAGTAGAAGTCTCGTTCACCGAAGATCCTGACAACCCGGTCGAAATGCACTAAAAGAATTGTTATATTAGACTCACGAAGGAGAGATAATGTCTAAAGATATGTTATATGGAGAGGACGCAAGAAAAAAGCTGATGTCGGGAATTACCAAACTTTCAGAAGCCGTTTCAACTACTTTAGGACCTCGCGGTCGCAATGTTATTATCACGCGCCAATTCGGTTCGCCCCTTATTACTAAGGATGGCGTGACGGTAGCAAAGGAAATCGATCTTAAAGATCCCTATGAAAATATGGGCGCACAGCTTATTAAAGAAGCCGCGACCAGAACAAATACCCAAGCAGGTGATGGGACCACTACAGCAACTGTGCTCGCATATGCCATTGCTAAAGAAGGCATAAAAATGGTAGCGACGGGGTATGATCCTATCTCTATCAAGAGAGGTATCGATGAAGGCGTGAGAGTCGCACTTGCCGCACTCGACAATATCAAACGAGATGTCAAAACCAAAGAAGACATTCTCAACATAGCCACAATCTCCGCGAATGGAGATACTGAAGTGGGTCAGCAAATCGCCGATGCCATGGAGCATGTTGGTAATGATGGCGTCGTGACGGTTGAAGAATCCCGCACCATGAATACCTATGTGGATTATGTAGAAGGCATGCAACTTGACCGTGGATATATGTCGCCGTATTTTGCTACGGATGAGCATATGAATTGCACTCTCGAAGCGCCCTACATTCTTGTAACTAATAAGACCATTTCCAATCTTCAAAGCATAGTTCCTCTACTCACAATGCTTCAGCGAGCAGATAGACCTTTGCTCATCATTGCGGATAATGTTGAGGGTTCGGCTATGCAAGCCCTTATTATCAATAGTATGAAGGGCGTTCTCAAATCCTGCGCTATTCGAAGTCCCGGGTATGGTGAACATCGATTTGAATTCCTTAAGGATATTGCAATTCTCACTGGCGCTACTTATGTCGATGAAGGGGCGGGAATGGAGTTTGCAACTCTCTCCCTGGAAAGCCTTGGTCAGGCGGGTAAAGTAAAAATCACAGCGCAGAGCACTACTATTATCGAGGGCGCAGGAACACCAGAGGCGCTGGCAGGTCGAGTAGATCAGCTTCGTATGCTTCTTAATGAATCATCGTCCGATTATGAGAAAGAGAAGTATCAAGAGCGTATCGCTAAACTCGCTGGTGGCGTAGCTATTATCAATGTCGGAGCAAACTCCGAAGTTGAGATGAAAGAGAAGAAGCACAGAGTTGAAGACGCTCTCTCAGCTACTCGCGCCGCTCTTGAAGAAGGTATTGTTCCTGGCGGTGGACTGTCCCTCGTCTACGCAGCAACACAAATGAACAATCTGAAAGCCCCTCAGGGATGGACAGAGGCTCATGCCGCTGGTTATCGAATCGTGCAAAAAGCCCTCGAAGAACCGATGCGCAAGATAGCGGATAACGCCGGGGTAAGCGGTGATGTTGTTGTTGGTAAGGTTCTTGAAACTTTCGAAGCAAATAACACGCTTCTTAAAAAAATTGATTCTTACTATCAGGGGTATAACGCAGCCTCGGGCGAATGGGTTGACATGTATGTGGCGGGAGTCATCGACCCTGTCAAAGTCACACGGTCAGCATTGCAGAACGCGGGCTCGGTAGCAGGAATGCTCTTGACTACTGAGTGTGCTATTGTAGATCTTCCTGAGCCGCAGCAGCCAATGCCCCAGATGCCAGAGATGTAATAAGGGAGAGATTATGGCTCGTCAAGCAAAACTGCATATAGTATACCAAGCAAGAGTAACCCCTATTCTAAAATGGCCGCATCGAAAAATAGTAGTCAATTTTGATTCCCAATTGGTATTTCCTACTTTTGAACTTGCGGAGAAATTCGCTCCATATTATGTTCGACAATTGATCGAGATTGGTGTGCTGAATATCAATGACAAGTATGAAGTTGGGGTTATTCAACTTAATGTTTTTGATGGTGCTATCGACGCCAATGGAGTGGAGGCTGCATCATGAGTGACGACGGAGTGCATGTTGATTATACCACCATTATGAATAGCGCCACAATAGATTTTCCTTCAATGTATGAAGTAGTAATTGGTAGGTTTTTCGATGAAAAGGTAGGAGAAAAAACTCATCCGATGACGGATGAGTTGTGTGAGAAGCTCAAAGCCAAAAGAGATTTTGGATTGAAAAAATATGGCGAGCACTCTTTTCAAAGCTCATTTCAAAATGCAATGACTTCTCCCGTGCTTGACCATCTTGAAGAAGAGTTGCTTGATTCTATTAACTATCTCTTGCATATTAAATTTCAATTACTTTTTATGTCGACAACTTCGACATTCCCCGACGCCGCTCTTGGCCAGATAATGGCTACATATAGCCAACTCAAATTTCTTAAAAAAACCCTTGAAAATCCAGGTGCCTAATGGGTTTGATAACTTATCCTCTTAGATTTTTCAATGCCTCAGAACCCGCTCAGATGATCATGCAATCTAACCCCGGGTCCGTCTTGGATGCAACGATGCCGCCAGGATTGCTTATGCCTCTGTGTGTGGCGTGTAATACGGGCGAGGGAATTCTTCGCGAGGAAAAGGAAGCTCTCTTCAGGTATCGTTGTGTTATCTGCGGGTTTGAAACTGATTGGGGTGATCGGGATATGGTTGCTCAACAATGGGCCAATTGCAACGATCCAAATATTCCGACTAATTTAATATGACAACACTATTCTCACCCGGGGACATTGTATTTGTGCCTAATATGTGTTCTCTATACTCTATGTCATACTACGGAGAGCATAAGAAAGAAGGCCTGGGATGTCCTTGCAAATGGGTGCATGCAAAAGCAAAAGTAACACATTTACACGGCAACTTCGCTCATGTGGTCGATCTGACAAATGTGGATCATAAGACAGCCTTTTATCATCTCGATCTCACTTTAGTGCAGCGAGCAGGAGCAGAAGATGGACAAGATTGAAAAGGAATTATCAATAGGAACGATCATAACAGACGGACAATACATTCTTGCTTGTCGACCCTACGGCCGTAAGGATAAGGAGCATTCGTTCGACTTGCCTAAAGGCAGGTGGGAGGAGGGAGAAACCTACATTGAAACCGCTGTTCGAGAATGTAAAGAAGAAACGGGGTTTGATCTGTGGCCTGACCATCTTATCGCTCTTGGCAGGTTTGAGTATATACCTACTAAGGACTTGTATCTCTTTCTTGTGGCCCTCGATTTTATGCCTGAGCATAGCACTTTGAAGTGTCCCTCGAAATTCGAAGTAGACGGGAAGCAAGTCCCCGAAGTAATAGGATATAAGAATGTTCCGATCACAGAGTTACATTGGTTTTTTAGATCAATGGAACCTGTCATCAAAGCGGCTCTTGAAAATTTCGATAAACGAATTGAAGAGGACCCTGAGGCGCAGGTGGCGCTCCCCGAAAAAAATTCACAAGAAGAAATAGAAAACCGAAAACAGCCGGTATATTAGTTATAATATGATTACTCTAAACAGTTTGACTATCAAAAACTTTATCTGCGTTGAGTCCGCCGATTTCGATTTTATCAACAACTATATCACAGTTTTCTTTGGGGCGAATGGTAGCGGCAAATGCATCGAAGGCTCTACAAGAATCAAAACCAAACAATTCGGGGAACTCCCAATTAAAGAACTTTTTAAGAAATTGGAAGTTTCACCTTCTGTTAAAATGGCTCTTCCCAAAGAAGGACTTGAAGTTTGGACTGATGAGGGGTGGAAATCCATTGAGGCATTCTGGATCACCCCGCCCGAGCCTTTGTGGGAACTGGAATTAGATGATGGTATAGTTCTGCGAGCCAGTGCAGACCATCGTGTAATGACGCAGCGCGGCTGGGTGAAGCTAAAGGATCTCCAGGAATCAGATGAGATTCTGCGGGAAGAATGACAATCTATCCGGATACTCCCTACTAATTAATTCAGGGGATTTATCATGGATTTACAAACTCTTGCAAAAAATCTTTATGGTGAGGATTATTCTTTATGGCAACTCGGTTCGTTGAGGCGACAACTACAAAAAAAGAAAATAACCGAAGTTGATATTACTTGGAGAGAAGAAGAAAATGGTTTCGGCGCTTGGGATATGATTCATGGTATCCCTTTATCTTGTAATACTTATTGGCATAGCTATGCTTGCACTTCTTGTGGTAAAAAAATTATTGATATAGATCGAAATCATAAACGCCGGGCTAATCCTACCCTTTGCGGGCATTGCAGCAAATCAAAAACTTTAACAGAAGTGAATCGAAATTCCAATAAAGTAAAAAACGCAGAGATTTTTGCTGACCCTCTTCTAGGCTCTATTCGGAAAGAAAAACTAAGAGAAAATAGGATTCGAATAAACCAAACTGTGATGGCAGATTTTATTCGAAACTTGTCGCCGGAGAGAAAAGAACAAATAGCCATTCAGAAGAAACAAACTTGGGGGGCTCGTCCAGTAGAGGAAAAAAAGGAAATCAATAAAACTCGCAATGGCTATCTTTATAAAAGTGAAAAGGAGATACAAGAACGAGTACAAAGAGGGGTAGAGACTAAGAAAAAAAACTTAGCTAAACTGTCCTCGGAAGAGATCCGACAAAAAACCTTAGAGAGGGTGGCAAAAATGAAAGCTACCATTCGATCTAAACCTAAAGACCTGAGGTTTAATCACCCTGAGCGTAGATATGTAAAGGGGAAGCAAGGTGAGGTAGGGGGTGTTTATTTTCAATCATCTTACGAAGAAGCCGTATTACAGTTTTGTTGCATGAAAATGTATAAGATACAAAGAGGGCCGGCACTTGAATACTATAATCCAATAGGAAAAAGTATTTCTCTTTATTTTGTGGACTTTTTGATAAACGATACTCTTTTAGTAGAGATAAAAAGTAATTATACTTGGGATCAAAATATAGAAATCAATAAGGCGAAAGAAAGATGCGCTCAGTCGTATGCACAAGAACAAGGGTTGACCTATCTGACGCTTATATTATCCAAGGAGGATATCAAGGATGTCAACAAGATTCTCGAAAATACGTTCAATAAAGAATTTAGAGAGAACTGAAAATTGCTATGATATTCAGGTCGCAGATATTCAGCGGTACTTCTCTAATGGAATTGTAAGCCATAATTCTAGTATTTTTGAGGCCATCGCCTTATGCTGGACAGAGCGCAGGAGAGGCGACTCCTATAAGGATTTCATCAAGCACGGGACTGATTCTGCAGAGATTCACCTTGTTGCCAGTATTCACGGCGAACCCATTCAATTCGATGTGGAGATTCGTGATAAGAAAGGGGCGACTCCTTTTCAACGAACTATCACTTATAAAAAAGAGAAGTATGTAAATTCAGAGTGCACTACGCTTCTCACCTCCTTCGATATTGATTATCTCCAACACATTATGTTCTCTATGCAAGGTGAGAATAACATTACTGATCTCAAACCCTCCGAAAGAACTAAACTTCTCAAGCGTATTTTCAATTTCGAGTTTGAATCTCAATTGAGCCAACTTGATAAATTGGTTGAACAAGAAGAACAGAACAGCCTCGTGCTCAAAACTCGCGTTGATGTTTTATCTCATATGAAATTTGAATATGAGCAAGCGGAGCAAACCCTTACTCTCGACAAGCGCAGCGAAATAGAAAATCGCATTACCGAGATCGATGAAATCATAAGAGTGCAAGAACAAAATCAACTTCTTCAATCCGAAACTTCTCATCGACTCGAAAGTCTCCGCGCCCAAGGTCAAGCTGCGTCAGCACGCAAGCATTCTATCGAAAAAGATATCAGTGACCTTAATAGTTCGTATACTCGACTACTCGGGGATAAGAATCGACATAGTCAAGCATTACTTACTCTCCCCGATTCCGTGAAACTCGAAGAAGAAATCAAAGAGAAAACCGCGGCAATTGAATCGTTCAAGATTCTCGTGGAGCAAAATCGTCTTCTTATTCAAGAGAAGGAAAACAATCTCGGATCTCGTCAAAGCCGTATCCTTGAACTTAGGAATCACATCGTAGCACATAAGCAAGGCATTTGTCCTCAGTGTGGGCAAGACACTCATCCTGAAACCGTTCCTGAACTTGAGACCTCTTTGGAATCAGTTGAACAATTGTATGAGGAGCTCCTCTCACAAAAAATGATGCTTGAGACCGCTGAGAAAGGTGCCGAGAGAAACATCTCCACCTATCAGGCGGCAATACCTAATCTTAGAGAAAAAATCAAATCGTCTGCGGATATGAAAATCCAGTTTGAGAGCATTTTCAAAACCATCGAAGAAAGCACCCAGCAAACAAACGGAACCATTGAAATTCGAAAATCCACTTTGTTGGAAGTCGAGAATCAGATCAAAGAACTCGAACAGCAAATTGAAGAGATCTCTCCTAAATTGGTTCGAATGATTCCTACCACATCTCTTCTCAGTGAGAAGAGTGGGTTAGCTAATCAGGTTCAGAGGCATCTTGCTGTCATCGCTCGCAACGAAGTAATTGAGCGTAAAAATATAGAGATGAAACAAAAAGAAGAAGGGAACAAACAACTACTGATAGACCTCAACCGGCAACAAAACGATTTGCTGCTATCGACGAATAATTATAAAGACGCGAAGCGCATATTGGAAGTAGACCTACCCAATTATATCATTGTCAAAGCGTGCTCAAAACTTGAAAAACATATCAATCATTTTATCTCTGAGGTCAAGGAAGGGATGGTAGTTAGGCTATTCCAAGCGCGCTCGGGAGTTGAATTTTTCTATTCCCCAGTAGGAGAAGTAGCAAATTCTGAAGATTGGACCTCTACAAAAATGGCATCGGGATTTGAACGGGAATTGCTATCAGCCGCGTGGAGAGTAGCGTTAGCAAGGGCTTATAATCTACACGCGCTTATGCTTGATGAGGTGGATAGCGCGGCTAACACCTTCTCATCTGAAAAAATGTTTAGAGAGATCGCTAATCTCACCGGCTTTGAGCAGCTCTTCATAGTGAGTCACAAGCCTGAAGTAGTCGATATTTTATTACAGGAAAATGAGAGAGTGACCGCGTATTTCGTCCAAGATGGTATCTTTACTCGTCAAGAATACTAATTATATAGGATTATTAGTCTCTCAAGGAGAAGAAGGTGCCTATGAAACTCGAAGAAGGACGCAAGTCTAACATTCTGAAAACCTTGTCCCAACTGCATGCCTACCTGAAGCGTTATCAGGACCTTGATAAAACAGAAGCCCATTTTGAACAGCGCCTCGAAGATGCGGGCTGCACTGATATGTTTGCGGCAATCGACGATGTTCTCGATATTGTCGAAACAGGCAAGGCCGCAGATAAGGCTCGGCTGCTCAATAAAGTATATAAGCAATACTTCCCTAAAACCGCCAAAAAAGATCCTGCTTCTGATGAAGAACTCGAAGCCGCAATAGGTGAAGAAGAAGAAGAAGAAGAGGCTGGCGAAGTGGAAGGCACTCCTCAAATGGCAACTTATGCTGATCTTGGTGGGCAAGGCGCTGAGGGAAAGACTTTGGGAGATATCCGCAAGTCCGATCAAGCATATATGAGCGGCGGCGATGATGAAGATTGGGGTGAGGAAGACGATGAATCGGACATAGATGCTACTAACGCTCGTAAAAGAGAGTCTCGTATGTCTGATCTTGATCTTGCGCAACGAGAAGAGATGTATGGCCCTGGCGGCGATCCTGACGATGCCGATAGAAATATGACCTATAATGGTGGTGAGGGGATTGGCTTATCGGGGGAAGAATTAGACAATGAGTATTTCGGCACCGAGCCCGAGGAACCAATATTTGACCCGGATGAAGAAAACTTAGACGCGGATTGGATGAAGGAATCTGTTTTACGCGAGGCTTATGTAGAACCCGATGGATCGACAATGCCATTAGATGATTCAGAAGATCAGATTGATGATCAAGATTATGAAGAAGAAGAATCTCAATACTCTATTGAGGATCTTGAACCGGGTATGATTGTTAATTGTGGCGCTTATGGTGATGGAATTATTGTTTGCTCTATTCACGATGAGCATCGATTCTGGGGCACTGATGATATTGAAGATTACAAAAAGAATGGTCCAGATGCTTCCGGTTGGTATTTCGATGTTGGAGACATAGAGGATATTGTTGGCAATGCGAACGATGATGACGATGACGACGATTGGGAAGATCAGGCGGAGCGTCGAGAGATGGATTCTACTTTTGGTACCTTCAAAGATGGCCTTTCTGACCCTGACGAGAGCTCTGACTATTGGAAAGAACACGAGGATACTGAAATAGAAGAAACAATCAAAGCAGCAGAAAATCGCGCCGAACAACTTCGAGAAGGAGGCCCTATGCAAGGGCCCGCTCTTGGTTCTACTCCAAGACCGAAAGATCCTAAGGATAAAATTGACTGGCCCGTAGAAATGTCGGATGAGGAAGAACACGAATATGATGATTATGAAGCAGAAATGAACGAGGGTAAGCAGCGCCGCCCTTTTGACGAAGGGTCCGATACTGGGTGGGGTGATGCAACTCCTGAAACAGAGGAGTATGATGATCTCGGCGAGACGGACGACTTCGAAACCCCAGAGCGCTCTCTTGGCGGCACTCGTCACCCCGAAGGCATTATGGGGACTATGAATGATGAAGTCTTCGAATACATCGATGATATAAAATCAGTCGATCCCGAAATTTCTGATGAAGAAATTATCGATGAGATCATAAAAGAATTTTCGGGCTCCGAACATCGAATGCAACGCGACAAGGCTTCTGATATTCTCTCTGATTACGAAGCAGAAAATAACCCCACAAATGAAGAAGCCACCTCAGGGCAAATCGAAGATGAGTATGCCGACTTAGCAATAGATGGCGTTCCCGACTCTGAGATTATCGAAAGACTTATTCATAAATACAAACTCACCCGTCACGAACTTGAAATGATGCTCGGTGAGGAGAGAGAAGCGGGCTTTGATTCGTATGAGTCTAATGAAGATGAAGATATAGATGACACCGAGCAAGAATTTGAAGATGATAACGAACTCAATGAAAGCATTGATGACCTTGGTGATGTGGGGGATTTCCCCAGACCAAAAGCCCAAGATCTGGAATTTGAATCGGAAGAAGACTTTGAAGCATTTCACGATGCAAAGGACTGGCTACAAGGTAGAGGCTTTTCCGTCGGACAAATGTGTAGAGATGCCCCCATAGGATTTAAAGAAGGTGACTGGGCGATTGCAAAATGGTTTAATCTTGAAATGAAGGATAAAGCCCAACTCGATGGGTATATCATCGGGGATAAGCGACACGGCCCTATTAAGATCAAATTTGGAAACGCAGCGAGAGCGACAGAGGATCTTATCAATGAGGTGCCTGAAAGGTCAGAAAAAAAACCAAAAAGCAAAGTTTTGAAGTTACGAGGCTTCCCTGAGGCTAAGGCGATTCTTCCTGATGATTTTAAAGCCACAGCCCTTAGAATTTACAAACAACTCGCAGCAGGAAGAAGTGAAGATTCTGTTATCAGTAATCTTATTGATAAGGGGTATACGGATAAAGAAGTCGATAAGGTTTTTGATTACTTAGCATTTAAAAATCCTCTTGCTGAATCAATGCCCGGGCCATCAGATCAACACGCAGGGCAGCCCACTCAGCCACCAGCAGCCGCGCCCCCTACTCCATATGATACTACTTCCAGTGATTTAACCTCGTCACCAGACTCTACAACAGAAACCCTACCAACTACTCCTACCGCCGCAGATACATCTACTACTCCACCATCAGGGAATCCTATTGCGGCCGCGCCACAATCTAAGGAGATGACAGATTTTTTACAAACCTTGGATAAGGCAGGGCCTGACGGATTAGAGTCCTTGACCAAATTGATGACTGCGATGGAAAAATGAAATTAGATAAGTTTTTTGAATCTCTCGACGATTTAGGCGATGTGGGTGATTTTGAAGCGCCTCCTCTCATACCGGCTCAGTGTGCAAAAGAATGGCTCGACTTGTGGCATCGAGCCAACCACCTAAGTGTCAGGGGCTGTCTTAATCGTATCGCCCAAAAATACAAGGTGTCGGCACCTGTGCTGGCCCGTGAGATACTTCACGACCCCGATTGCGCCAAGGATGTGGCGGAATGGTCTGTGATCAAAGATACCCTGACATCTTTAGAATAATTTGCTACTAATTATAAGTCGCAACGCGACCGATGCATAGTCATCATTATATTATTGAATAAGCAAGCATAGCTTGCCAAAAATAAACAGCGTCATAGTACGCAAAAAGGAGACACCTATGGGTGTAAACGACGAGGATTTCTTATCTTACGCGACCGATTTCGAGAAACAAGAGACAGAGAGAAACTCCCACCGCGGAGGAACGGGTTTCGAGCGCACGTTTGAAACCCTGAAATGGTCAGGACTTGAACCCAACAAGATGAAAATCATCAGGGTTCTGGGCGGCATTCCTAATTCCGCAAGCGCGGACAATTTCACATCACGAATAGTTCAGGTCGGATGGCTCAAAAGCGATGTAGGCAAGTCCTTCCGGTGCGTTCTCCCTCTTCGCGAGGATAACCCCGAGAATCTTATGTGGCGCGTGATTGGTCGCGTCAATGAAGTGGCTTACATCAATCGCAAGAGAATCTATGTGAATGAAGAGAAGCACAAGGACATCTTCGACATCGTCAATTACAACGGCCTCGCCGATGACGACAAGCGAAGGAAGTTCGACAAGGGCTGGACCGGCCGTCAAGCGATTGTGATGAATATCATTGATCGCGAGCAGATGGATTGGCACAGAGAGAACAAGCACTCTATGCTTCTCTCTCGTAATGTCCATTTCTCCGCAGATGGCACTCGCGAGTATGATGATGAGGGCGTTCCTATCTACGGATTCTACGACGCTATCGTCAAGAGTCTCTTCAAGAATTACGGCAACTGGGAAGGTTACGACATTGGTCTTGTTCGTCTTGGAACAACGCAGCAGCCTTATCGCATCGTCAATGCCACGGCTTACGCAGCCGCAAAGCTTCCCGAAGTTCCTAAGGACCTCCTCCCTATCGTTTCTGCCAATGCGGGTCTCACCGAAGAGGAAGCCGGGTGGGAGCGCTACGATCTCAAAAAGCTTTATAGCCCTTCAACCTACACAAAGCTTTACAACAATCTCAAAGTCGCCTTCCAGAGAATTGACGCCACTCTCGGCACCAAGTTCACTGGCGAGCTTGAATTTGAGGTAGAGAAGGAAAAGAAGGAGCGCGCTGAGCGAGCCGCAGAGACTGGTGAGTCAGGCGCTATCATTTCTGGTGGAACCGTATCGGCCACCTCGGGTCAGCCCACCAGCATCACCCTCGCTCCGGTCGTGAGCACACCGACCGCTGCACCAACTCGCGCTCGCGTAGCCCCGGCAGCCAAAGTCACTCTTACCGCAGACAAGATCTCAGCTCTCAAAGGCTGGGAGAGTCTCACCGCGGAGCAGCAAGGAATCATCACAGATGTGACGATCGACAAGAGCGGCAAGGTAGCGGACATCAAGTATGATACTGAGGAAGGCGTTCTGGCCTGCCCACAATGTCGGATACCGGGGCCGGAGTCCTGGACGCGATGCCCTGCGTGTAATACGGATTTTTCTGCTGCGCAGTAATCTCTGACGCATTCATAAAGGGGAGGGAGATAATCTCTCCCCTTTTTATTGGAGGTCTGATGGATGAAGAAATAGAGTGTGCGATCTGTAATCGTAAAGGCCCAAAAAATCTGATGGAGGAGCATCACCTCCTGCCTGGCAAGCACCGACGAACTAAAACCGGCAGGCAGGATGGCACCATAATATGTTGTAAGGACTGTGGGGATCAGATTCATCTTATGTTCACCAATCAACAGTTACGGCGAGACTATACCACATTACAATCACTCCGCGCAGCGATGACCGAATATTGCGAATGGGTGTATGATAGACCATTGAGCAGTAAAGTAAATATGAAAAGAAAAAAGCGGAAGTTATAGGTATATTAGGAGAACTAATGACTCAATTTACCCCTTGCCGTAATTGTGCGGCAAAACTTGGACCACAAAAAGGCTTTTATTTTGTCAAATATAAAGGCACACAACAAAAAGGTGTGGTGGAGTGCGAATGCCATAAGCAATTCGTCCAGCGAGAACTCCTCCAATACAAAGCCGCAGCATCGAATATCTGGCCCCAAGCATTCGATTACAACATAGATACGGATTATGTGGGAACTAAATCAATCAAAGAAATTCAGCGCCTGAAAAAATATGTATATGAGTTTTCTAATTATAAAAATGTGATGGTGTATATACACGGACCAAACGGCACGCAGAAATCTACGCTCGCGCATTGGATCGGAGCAAATGTTTTACATCAGGGATACTCGGTAAAATATCTTCTTATGCAATCCCTTCTGATGACTATTTCTGGGTTTGAAAAGGATGAAGTCCGTCAGCAAGAGAAACAAGCAGAGATAGAAAAATTGAAGAGCGTTGATCTGCTTATTGTGGACGAAGCTTGGAATACCTCTGCTGTTACCCTGTATAAATCGGGATATCAGCTGCCATTTTTAACCCAGTTTCTCAAAGAAAGATTTGAGGTTGCAAGGAAGGGGATTGTTTTTATAAGCAATGTATCTCCGGAATCAATCGCTAAAATTTTCGAAAATCCCCTGCAAAATTTAATAGCAAGGAGCGTAGTAAGAACTACTTTGAAACTCGAAGATAATTATATGCAGACGCGAACAGATTTTAATCCAAATTCTTTATTCGACGAGGAATAACCTGATGAGTAATCCATACACATACCAAGTCACGCATCTTTCTGAAAGACGAAAATATATTGGAGTCAGGTTGAATAACAAACTTCCCGCGAGAGAAGACCTTGGAAAACTATATTTTACTTCTTCAAAACATAAAATATTTCGACAAGAAGCTCAAGAATATCCGGAACATTTTTTTTGGGAAGTTTTAGAAGAATTTGATAATAGGAAAGAAGCTATCGAAGCTGAAAGAAAGCTTTTAGAATCTATTCCTACTGATCAACGCGCTCTGTACTATAATAAATGCTTTCACACGGGAGGCACTCTTTTTATTGACAAATCAGGGGATAAAAATCCCCGATTCGGTCGCAGCCTTCGAGTAGCTTTAATTCAAAAATACGGGGAAGAAGAAGGATCAAGAAGATTCACGGAGGCTATGCAAAAAAGCGGGGCTAAGAGAAAAGGTAAAAAGTTCACGGCGGAACACTCTTCAAAAATAGCCCAAGCAAGTAGTTGGTATATGTCCTCCCAGGAAAATAAAGAAAGAATAAGTAAAATGTGGAAAGGTAAAAAAAGATCCGAAGAAACGAAACATAAAAATAGTGAATCTCATAAAGGTCTTCCTGCTACAAAGGGGGCTTGGAGTAAAGGGCATATACCTTGGAATAAAGGGGAACATCATTCTGAGGAGACTCATCAAAAAATGAAAGAGGCGGCTGCAAAAAGAAAAGAGAGAGGAGACTATAGAGGTCATCCAGCAACAAAAGAGAGCATTCAAAAAATGCTTGACTCCCGTCGTAAAAATAGATTAGCGAGGAAAAATAATGAACAATGAACAAGATTATCCGAGCAACGCTGATTATTACGATTCCCGCGGGAGAAAAAAAGCAATAAAAGGAGGAGAGCAAGCGGTGATCGCAGCTGAATACCGGCTGCTCAACGCCGTTATTCATACTCCGGATTATCTAAATGATAGTCGTGTTCACGAAGGACTATTCCCCCACGAAGTAGCGAAATCTATTTTCCGAGCCATTTGTGATCTGAATGTAGAAGAGATTCCGATTACCGAAGCGAGTCTATTCCAACGCGGCAACGAAGTGGATTTCAATGTTACGACGGAAGTTATCAATCAAGTCTTCTCTGTTGCTGATGGCGCTGAGAAACTCGATGACATAGTCAAGACTCTTGGTAAGCAAAAACGCAAAATGGATATCATTGAAAAACTCAATGAGGTTGTTCGCGTCGCAAATGCAAAAGGAGAACTTGACCTAATCGATCTATCGGCTAAATTGTATGATGTGGAGGAAATACTTTCGGGAACTTATGATAAGCAAATAATGCAGGATTTCGATACTTGGTTTGAAAAGTATTTACTCGATATTGATCAGCGCTTGCTCGGCAAGAAATATTCCTACGGTGATGCATTGCTTGATGAAGCATTAGTGAAGGGCGCATACCCCGGGGCTATCACCACCATAGCAGGATCCACAGGACAAGGTAAATCTGCGTATGTATTGAATCTGGTGAATCAAATGGTCAACACCGGCGTTCCTTGTATTTATATTTCCCTTGAAATGTCCGGGGTGGATACTATGGATCGTTTAATCTCATTACGCAGAGATATCCCCACCAAAGCGTTATATGATGTTGAGGCGTTGCCGGACATCAAGAAGCAAGTGGAAGAAGAGCGACAGAAATTAGCAGCAAACAAGTTATTCTATTTCGTAGAAGACCCGAGTATGTCGTTAGGACAAATCAACGCGTTGATCAAAGAATTCAAACAGCGCACGCATTCTGAGTATGTGTTGGTTGCTATCGATCTTGTCACTCAGTTACAAGACTTCACTAAACTCGCAAGTGGAATGAATCTGGCTAACACTTATGAGATGGCGATGAATAAACAAAACATCATAGCCAAGGCGCAGAATTGTCATTTCATTGATGTGGTCCAATTCAATCGCGAGGCTGATAATGTTCGTATTACTGCGTTTGAAGATTTGGATGACCCCGCGCTCAGACCTATGTTGAACAATATCAAAAATGCTCAGGCTATCGCAGAGCGTTCAAGAGCAGTCTTGGGATTGTTCAGGCCAAAGTATTATGCGGATCGATATTTGAGTGATGCGGACGAAGTCGAATATATGAAAGATGTTTTGGAAGTGCAAGTATTAAAGCAGTCAAATGGTGTCACTCCAAAACTCAAATATCTATATGAGGGTGAGATATTCCGAATTTCGCCCTTAGTAGAAGATCCGAATGATCCTGCGGTTACTTCAAGCGAGGATAAATTGCAATACTGATAGTTGGGTATCAACTATCCCCGCGTTATGCCACTAATTAGTTCTGTAAGGGGGTATACCAACATGGAAAGTGGCATGACGATCACCCGACCAATACTTGCTGAGGCTCTTACTGCAAACGACTCACTTATTCCTCCACAACATAAGGCAGCTTATGATCGAGCGGAAGCAGAGTGGGGAGATACAGCAACAACCAACGCCGGTGAATACGCGGTCATAGCCGCGGCTCAGGCGGGGGAAGAGAGTGCCAAGTTATTCCTCTTACAAAAAGCCCTATCCAATGGCAGTATCCAAAAAACCCTATGGAAATTCCTCGGACCAAATACGAACTTTCAACGCATGCGTATTTCCCAAGGTGATACGGCTATATATCGCTCTATTGTATCGGAGTCCCTTGAACAAATTCTTCTCAGATGGAATCTTGACACTACTACTACCAAAGAAGACTATTTTTCGAATTTCTTCTTCCAAGTTGCCTCTCGTATCAAAACGAATACCAGCCGGTATAACACTGAGCAAAATCGTGGCGGTATGAGCGGCAAAGTTATGAAAGGTGAGGAAGAACCGAATATCGGGTCTTATGAGGTCTATACGGATAAAGATAAAAACCATGTTGAATCTCATCACGATCCTTTTAGAGGCTCAGAAAACCTCGATGCTTGGCAGACTTTTGTTGATGACCCAGAACTTGACGCAGGCAAGTCACCAACAATGCGAGAAGTGCTCAAACATGTTCTTAGCGCGGGAACTTTTGATACAAAAGCCGCAGGTCAAAAATTCGGCAAATCCCATGTCACTATCTATGGGAAATTAAGATCCATGAAGGGCGTTTTAGAGTCTCACGGCATTAATGATGCTGCTTTTATGGACTTAATGCAAACTCACGGGGCTAAGGGTCTATCAGAAACACTGTAAATTCCTATTTCTCCTCCTTTGAAACCTCTGAATTTTCAGAGGTTTCTTTTTGCACTAATTAGATAGCGGAGGATTATACATGGCTAAGATTCTGGAAGACGGGGACAATCTTAATGATCAGATTGAACGCGTTGCAAATGTTGCACAGGAAGTAAAGACGGAGCATGAGGTCCCGTCTGGTTACATTTCAATTGAACTCTCGACACAAGGTCTTGTTGGTGCGCCTAAACTCTTTCATACTCGTAACTTTGACACCGCGGATCTTATGAACCTCGCCCTCTCTGAGGATGAAGAACTACCCGAAAAGGTAGCAATGATGCTCGATAACCTGATTCTCGAAAAAGATGTTTCTGTAATGGATTTCCATGAGAAGGAAGTCGTTGAATTCCTTGTTCGTTTGTATCAGGCGTTTTATTCTAACACTCTCAAAGAAATTGATTTCCCGTGGAAAGACGACGACATTGAATTTCTTAAAAAGCAATATGGTGGGGATACTGCGGTCGAATTCCAGACTCGATACTCAGACCTCAAACAAGGCAGGGAAAAGCCTAAGACGGATATCAACCTTGCGACGGTTGAGACTTACGATTTAGACTCGACTACTTTCAAAACAGATATTTTCCTTACGGAGAAGACCACGGGATTCAAAGCGGGATTTTCATTTCCCCGCTATGGTGATGTGGTTGTGCTTCGTAACTTCCTAATGCAAGAATTCCGCCAGAGAGACAAAGAATTCGCCAGCATGAAGGAAGTCTTGAAGTTCCGTGAGGATGCTAAGAAGCGGGTTAGGGAAGGCGAGGATATTGCTTTCAATCGCATCCCCAATATCCCAGAAGCGGAGCGAGAAAAATTCAAACAATATGAAACGGAGAAAGCCATTTTTACTATTGTGGCTATCAAAGCGTTGCACCTGATCAATTTTGAAGGGAATGATGTCTCCAAGTTATCTTTGAAAGAGAGAATGGAGCTCGCTCAGGATCCGCGACTTGACTATAAGATGTCAAAAGTGATGGATGAATTCTATAAGAAAATGCACATCTGCCTTAAAGAACAAGTGAATATGAAAAACCCTTTAAAGGGGGTCGTAGAAGCGAGGGATTACTCATTTCGACTCGTGGATATACTTCAAGCCGTTAAGCTATACGAGCCTGATGAATATAGCATTGACTTTGAGTAGACATACTTCAAATAGTTTGACATCAATTCTTCCATTGCCGTTTCATTATGTGTTGGGATTATATAATACATTGGTGAAGGTAATGGAAGAAGAGAATAAGCAACAAAATGGCGGTGGAGATGGTGGAGCTGCTTCGGCGATGGGCGGATTTAAAATGCCAAGTTCTATGTCCTTTGCGGGGCCAAATGGAACATCATCTGTGAAGTTTTAGGAAGTAAGGAGAGTTAGTCAATGGCTGGTGACCCGAATCCCCTCGTGCCTCATACAGATAGCAAAGACGGGGTAACTCCATCCGTTAATACTCTCACCGAACAACAAAAAGATGTCTATGATCTTCTGCAAGGCCTGCTCGATGGTGGCGAAGGGGATGATGGAAGTCTTCGTTGGATGTTCGATGGGCTGCAAACAACTCTTGATGAAATCAGAGATGACTTTGAAGATAGTCTCCCCGGATCGGATCTCTTAGGAGGATCAGGCGCCGGTGGGGGAGGGAGTCTTTCTGGTAGCACCTCGGGTGGTGGCTTCCCCTCTAAACCTATTAAGGTCACGCCAAAAGAAAAGCCGACTATCGCAGATATGATGCAATTACCTGTCGAGTTTTCAATGGGCTACTTGCTCATATATAATAAACTCGATGAAATGCAAAAAGGAAAAGTGGGAGGAGAAGAAGATAAAAAGAAAAAAAGCGGCGGTGGGATTGGAGGGTTTTTTAGCAATCTTCTGAAAGGTGCGGAAGGCATCGCCCTTATTGCTGTCGGGCTGATTGCTTTCGCAGGAGCAATGATTTTATTTCAATTTATTCAATGGGACCCCGCCTTAAAAGGATTAGTAGCCTTCGGCATATTTGTTGTAGCAATGGTGATTATAGCTAAAACTCTCGGTGAAAATATGAAGGACTTTGAAACCTTCGCCAAAGGCGTTTTACTAATGACTGCGGGAATTATTTTATTCAATGTCGCTATTTGGATATCGGCTAAAATAGTTCCTTATTGGCCCGCGGCGCAGCAAACAATAATAGCCTTTGGTATTTTCGTAGGCCTAATGGTCATAGTCGCTGCTGTTCTTGGCAAGGAATTAGCAAACTTCGAAAAATTTGCCTTAGGCGTTTTACTAATGACAGCGGCTATAATACTATTTGATATTGCAATAATAATAACAGCGTTAATTCAACCCTTTGTTCCTGGTGCTATGGAAGGGCTAAAACTTTTTGGATATTTTGTTGCTGGCGCGGCGGTTTTAGCCATTGTTTTAGGGACACTGATTGAGCCCTTTGTTTTGATGGCGGTAGCAATTATTCTTTTAGATGTCGCGCTACTTCTTTTTGCTTGGGTGATCAAAGAATATTCAAAATTATTGCCTCTGATACCTGCGGCCACGGAGGCAATTAAACAATCAGGAATACTTCTCGCACAGATTGCAATCGTGGCCCTGTTGGCTATCCCCTTATTGGTTCCTATTGCGACTCTCGCTGCTGCTTTGCTTATTATCGCAGTATCTTTTCTTCTTTGGGGTGCTGCGCTCGCAGTAATGGCGGCTCTTACCCCTCTGTTTCCTCTTGCCAAGAAATCTATAGAGGACTCTCTTCAATTATTAGAGTCTATCGCTATAATGGCTGCCGCAAGCATAGTTCCGATAGCCGCATCTATTGTTTTTGGAGCCTCATTAATTGTAATTTCTGTTGGATTTATTTTATGGGGTGGGGCTCTTGCTATAATGGGGGCGGTATCTAAATTGGTCCCCCCTGCATTAACCGGGATATCTCAGTCACTCGTAAC